TGTGTGTAGCTCGTCCCGCCGTAACTTACACTCGCAGGGAGCGCCGCGCCCGTTGCCGCCGCCCGGTTTGTGGATGCCAGCCAGTCGCACAGTGCTTTCAGATGCGTGAAATCTTCGTTGCCGTCCGGGTATCTGGCCTCAAAGTCATCCAGCCATCCGTCACCAAAATCAGAGACTTTGAACAGGACTCGATTGGAGGTATTATTCAGGACTTCCCACGACTCGCAGCCCTCGGTCAGGCCATATACGGCCTCAGCAGATTTATCGAAGTTGAAGTTGTACTTGCCCCAGAAACGGGTTTCATTCGTGTCTGTGTTCTGCCAGAAAATTACGCAAGGCAGGCCGTCGATACCGACGCGCACTTTCTCATTTTCCTGCTGCGGAGGTGTTTTTGCGGGAACGGTGTCATTGTAGAGCCGCACCAACTCGACATTGTTTGCACCCTCGGACGATGCGACGTCTGCTTTCATGCAGAACACCTTCGCGGCCATCGAATCCCCACGAAGCTGGTAGGTCGAGGAGGCCTCGCCGCTTACGGTGTATGTGATACCGTTGTTAAATTTGAGTTTCCAGTTTTTCTTCTTGTAGCCCGCAGACGAAGTACCCTGAACATCGATCTGCACTCCGCTCGCTGTAAAGCTGCGGGCAGCATCGGAAGGATTGACATACTCAACTTCGCAGGTTTTCTTGTCACCCTTATACTGCGGCAATTCCACGCACTTGATGAGCATGTACGGCAGCGTCGCAGGCAGCTTCGAGATCACGATGTCATCTGCAAGATTGAAAATATCGTTGCGCTTTGCAGCGTCGATACGGTCTGCAATCAGAGGCCGGTCAGCGATATAGTTGTCAAGAATCTCATGCCGCGTCAGGCCCTTCGAGTACATACGGATCTTGTAGATGTCAATACCGGACGATCCTGCGCCGATTGTCAGCCCCACGGCAGGACTCTGCGCGAAGTTATCATTTTCCGGGTACTGAATCGCGCCGCACATAATTCCATCAACATAGACGTAAATCAAACGGTGCAGATTACGCGGCTCGACTACAAAGGAGACGCGCACCTTCTCATCTTCCTTAAACTGCATGGAAAGGTCAGACTGCTCGGACTTGATCTCCGCATACTGCGAGGCGATTTTGAATCCGCGGCCACCAGAAAGACAAGACATGACCACAGTATCATAGTCACGGACATTATGCGTCGCCATTTCTACTTCGACGGTCATGCCGGAGCTTCGGGCGTCGGCCTCAAACGGTTTGAAAGGAATCGTCATCTGACCGCCCGGAAGCAGGCGCAGCAGCGTTGCGCCATCCGTGTCATTCAGCCAGCCGTCGGCGGCGGAAAACCCAACGCCAGAGAAGGACGCTGTAATATTGCCGCTCGACCAACTCGCGGGATTGTCCTCCAGATTGCTTCTGCCAACGGGATCGAAATACAGCGCCAGTGCGTCAGTAACCGGCTCGATATTGATACTGCTTGCAGTTACCGTCACGGCCTTGCTGACGGACGCTGAGCCGCAGGAAAGCTTGAAGGTGACATTGCCCTCCGGATACTCCTGCACGGCCCACGTCTGGCGTGTGCGGTCTACCGTGAGCGTCTGAGAAGAGTACACAGATCCGTCGGGTTTCAGCACAGACAGCGTGACAGAAGCGGTTTCGCTGCTTGGGTCATACGCCATATACGGGATAGAAAGGATCTCTCCCTGCGTGGCAGTCGTCTTGTTGAAGGTTGACATAATTGCAGGCGCGCTCATACTTTCAGATACCCACATCATGCCAATAGTCAGCGTGTTGCTCTGAACCGTGACACCGTTGGATGTCACTTCTGCATATGCGGTGAGGATATGAGCGCCGACGGCCTGCGCGGGGACAGTATAGCTGCGGCTTCGTCCAGAACTTGTAACTTCCTCGCTGCCAAACTCTACACCATCCATCAGGAAATGTACCGTTTTTGTACCGGTGCCGGTGACAGTGTAATTGAAAACGACTGCGCCGGTATATGTTGCCATATCATCGAAGCTGGTTGCCATTGTCAAAGCTACGACGGTAACAGTATAGGAGATCGTCCGGGAAAGGCCCTCGGAGTTCTCAACCTTAATTTTTACCGTATTAGAGCCGGAAACAAGGTACTGCGAAATATCAAGTGTATTCTCACCCTGCGGAATCGTCAGTGTAGCTTTTCTCGCGCCGTTGACCGTAAGAGTACCGACACCGGGGCCGTCGTCATTGTCATTTTCATCAACGGACAGATACTTGAATTTGATGTTGACTGCGCCGCTGCCCGCAGCGGTCAGTACGCGGCTATCAAGGAGGTTTGTCAGCGAAATGAGATATCCAGAAGTGCTGCCGCCCCCGCCGCCACCTGAACCCGAGAACGGCCCCAGCGGGCCAGCTACGACCTCATCATTCGAGGTGAGATACAGATAGCCGTTCTCAACATACGCGCCATCGATTTTCTCCCCGAGCGTATCATTCAGGGTATTGACCGTCTTTTCAAGATCCTCGGCCTGCTGCTTTGCACTGGCTGCATCGCTTTCTGCGTTGTTTGCGGCGGCTTTCGCTGCGGAAGCCTGCGCCTGTGCATTATTGGCAGCAGTCACGGCGTCAGCTGCAACTTTTTTCGTTGCCTCTTTGAGCGTCTTGACCTTCATACTGTACGATTCTTCCTTGGAGGATACCAAGAGAAGATCGTCGTCCTGCGCGTCTTCAAGCGTAGGAAAATCGCTGATTCGTTTATCGGCCAATTAGGATGCACCCCTTTCAAGCGTAATGAAATTACAGAGGGCGTCGATATCAACGTCTGTACCATTGAAGTTGACATAATCTGCATACTCTGACAGATCAACCGGTGCGATGTCCAGATCCGCGTCGTCATCAAGCAGCGCATTCCACGCTGTTTCAAATGCGGCAAGATCGTCGTGATTTGCAAAGCCGATCTTGCCGTCGTCCTTGATCTTTCCGTGGTGCATTTCGATCAATTTGACCTGTTCGCTGCGAACGTTATCGGCCTCGGATTTGAGCGCTCGCCGAAGCTGTTGGAATGCGCGTACCGTGCGATACGGAAGTTCGTGCCGGATGCGGATCTGTTCGACTGCGAGCGCGGCGTTATAGATTTGAGATACCTTCAGGGTCATGTGCTACCTCCTAAATTTTTCACGGTTTCCTCCAATGCGGCAACGCGCGCATACAGTTTCTGGATCATGTAAGTGTTGAGCGCAATAAACTCACTATACCGAAGCGCGTATTTTGTCTGCATGACTTTCTTGCCGTCCAGATCTGCTTCGACCTCGCGCGTTGTAAGACCTGCGAAATCTGCATTTGTGAGGCCGTTATCCGCGAGGGCGGATTCAACATCCTGTGCGATAAAGCCGCTGTAGAACTGCTCACTTGTGTCAGTGTTGAACTTGTAATAGCAGGGGGACAATGCCAGGAAAAATTGCTCGTACCGATCCATATCGTAAGCAATGCTGTTTTTCTCTCGCCGGTCGGATGACGTCTCGATTGACCTTGACGCAACAATATGACCTGTTGAGCAATAAAATGACGTGTTGAGCGCCTGCATACGAACACCGCTGCCTGTAGCGATGACGTAATAATTGGAATTGGAACCGTACATCATTGCGCCGATGGTAGAAAATTCACCGGAGTCTCCATAAGCGCATGCAAATCCACCGTAATTATTTGACAGCTCCAGATAATCTGCGTTCAATTTGCCTGTGGTGATATTGCTGCCATTGATTGTAGTATATCCGGATGTACTCAGATCACTGAACGTGACCATACCGCTAAGCGTAATTGTTTTCGAGCTGAGCGTCACGCCATCTGATTTTAACGAAATGGTCGAACTATCGCTACCGTTTGAGACAGACAGTGATAGGCCGTCTTCCAATGCAGAGATTTGCGACGTCACATAGCTTTTGGTGGCAAAATCGCTCGTATTGAGATTGATGCGGGCGGCATCAATCGTACCGGTCTTGATACAGGCCCCATCAATCGTTGTCGTACCACCGGAAAGCCCCTCGAATGTAACAAATCCAGTGAAACTGATCTTTTCACTGGCGATAGAAACGTCCCCGGCTTTCAGGGTGATTGTAGATTCGGTTTTTCCGTTTGATACGCTCATGGTGAGCGCAACATCACTGGAGTTCTCGCCATTGCTGAGATGCAGATATGATTTGTTGTCTTTGCTGATGGCAGACAGGGAAATGCCATCTACAGCGAGGGTGATTTGCGAAATTGCCTCTGTGGTAATTTCATCTGCCTCTTTCAGCTTGGCAACCTCTAGCGTGATCTGCTCATTAGTCTGCTCAATTTTGGTTTCGAGATAGGTTTTTGTAGCCTCTGAGTATTTTTTCAAACGCTCATCCTGAAGCTGCAATTTTTCAATCTCTGTCAGATACGGATATTCGTCATCCGTCTCCTCTTTATACGGAGCCTCCAGATCTGCCCGGAAGCTTGTACCGAGCGTGAGAGTTTGCTTATAAATGACGCTGCGAATTTGATCCCCAATCAGAACCCAATCGCCCAATTCTGCGCATGGGTCATAACAAGCGCTGGTTGCGTTGAATGGCGCATAGATCGTGCCGTTCAGCGCTGTATAGAGATCGTCGCAAATAGCCTGACACGCGCATGGGTTATTCTCAATACGCAATTCTGCGCCGGTATCGTCGCCCTTCGTATAGCCAAGATTTTCATCCCGCGCAATCGTAACGCGAGAGATTGTCATGGCCTTGCCGGTCGTAATTTTGCCGGTTACGATAGGAACATTGATCGTACCACCGCTTGCGGTATTTACGGCTTCAACTGGCTGATACTGTTTCCAAACCAGCTTATGACCGTCATCCGTATAGACTTTGTTGTAGTAATAATCTACAATATCAAAGGTTTCAGGCGGCGGAGAGGTCAAAGGAATCAGCCGGAGCGTCTTATCGGGTGTAATGATCCAGTTTCCGCCGTGACAAGCACCGATGAATCCCAGTACGTCCATCATGGTGTAATTCGTCGGATAGTCGATCTGATAGGCTTCGTCGGTTTTGATGACGGTACGGGAATCAACAGTTACGCCGATGCGCTTTGCAATCTCATCGACGCAGGCTTTCTGCGATTTCGGCCACCCAATCCGATCATCCGTGGAACTCGTCGGGTCAACGTACCGCTGTGTAGCTTTCATCATCGCGTCGAAGCACTCCAGCGAGATAAGACCGCGATCCGTTTCGCGCTTCGAGATAAAAAACTCACCAAAATTTTTCCATTCGCTGTACGTCGTGCCGTCCGTGAGCCTGACAAAAATCTGCACAGCGGCAGCTGCGGCGATCTCTGCGTCTGTCCGGATCGTGACCTTCATAGACGCAGAGATGCAGTTGCCGACGGACATCGCACTCGGCATAAGTGAGCGGTCGATAATGGGCGCGGAAATGGCAGTGTATTCAGTATTTCCGATTTTGGCCTTCACTTCCTGCGTGAAACGGCCCCTTGCGGCCAGATGCGCCCACGTTTCGGATCTCTGCCGCATAGTATCACCTCTCTGTAATGTTGAACGTGATGCCGTCATAGACGGTCTGCCCATCACGATAGCGCTGAATGCCCTCGCTAACCGTGGAGCAATAGTATTCCCGCTCAATATAGCGGTTTTCCTTTGCATCCAGTGTCGTGATATGGACATATTCAGGATACATATCTGTGAGCAGCTGGGCGGCTACAATCTCATTGACGCGATTGAATGTAACCGTCCATTTTTTCTTCGATGTGATCCGATCACGATACATGAGGCCGTCCAAAAGATTTCGACCGCTGCCATCAGCATCGATATCGTTTCTGGACGGCTTCAGGCCCTCATCCGAAAGCCATGCAGTGTAATCGTGACCGCTTACTTTAAAAATGGGTTTCATAGCGTTCCTCCTAGATCAGCAGCGGAGATTTTCCATTCATCCGCGTCTTGCGGTTGATTTCGGAAACCACGCGATCTGTCAGGCTGCTCGCGTCAAGGTTGACCGTAGTTCCGCTGTATTCCTGAATGGCATTCACGACAGCGGCTGTAGCGCCCGTGACGGCCTGAATAATGACAGAAGCAAGTTCATCATTCGAGGCTGTGATCGTGTCGCTTACACTGCCAGAGCCGCCAGCAGAAGCCACAGCTGCGGCCTGATACGGCACAACGCTGGACGCGACAACGGGTGTCGTGAACGTTACCCGTTCGGCGATAGCCTGCAGCCGATCCAGCATGGAAGAGAAGCTGTCGGCGATCTTGTCCGAGAAAGAAGTAAGCGCACCGTTTACCTCGGCAGTGGGGACGATACCGCCGATCTTGTATTCTCCGGCATTGAATTCGTTGGCAATAGCATCAGCCACGCCGGATACGGATTTCAATACAGAGGATTCAGAATCTGTGATACCCTCGCCGATACCTTCACCGATGTAAACACCAACCTCATCACGGAATACGCGGGAGGGGGAGTTGATATCCAGAACTTTCTTTGCGGTGTTGACAAGGCCGCTGGCGAGATTGCTGACAGTGGTTTTAAGCCAAGTCCATCCGGCGTTGATGCCATTTTTGATGCCGTCGCAGATGTTCGTGCCGACACTGTGCCAGTCTTGACCTTTGATCGTATCCATTGCGGACTTCATCTTTGTTGTGATGCTGTTTTTTGCCTGCTCAAAACCACTGCTGAGGGTGGTCTTGATAGTATTCATTTTGCCGCTGAGCGTGGAGTGGACGTTAGCGCTCCAAGTGGTAATGCTGCTTTTCGTCGTAGACGCCCACGTCGTAATTTTAGATTTTGTCGTGGATGCCCATGTCGTGATGGTATTCTTGGCATTCGCAGCCCACGTTGAAAGGCTGGTTTTCGTGTTTGCGGCCCACGTTGTAACCTTGCCTTTCGTATCGGACGCCCATTTTGTGAACGTCGATTTTACGCCGGACGCCCAATCACTGATTGTCGTTTTCGCCTTGCCTGCCCAATCGCTCAGTGTAGCTGTGATCGACCCGAGAGCCGTACTGAAGAACTCGACGATACTGTTCCATGTATCTGTGATGCCTTGGAGCAAGCCCTCGACAATATATCCGCCCTGTTCTGCCATGACGGTTGATGGTGAATGAATGCCAAAGGCTTTTTTGAAACCGTCGATGAACGGCTGGAAAATATGCTCTACGATCCAGTTTCCGACATTGCGGCAAGCGTCATCAATTCCTTTCCAAAGGCCCTCAATGATGTTGCCGCCAGCTTCTTCAATGTACTGGGAGAAGTATTCCTTCGTATCCTCCCAAGCATTTTTCAGAAGTCCATACAAAAGTGCTGCCAGACCACCAAGTGCTGCACCGATTCCTTCAGCGAGAGAGGCTGCAAGGCCAGACCAATCAATCGCGGCAATGAACGCAGCAATATCGCTCCCGATTTTTTGCCAGTCTGTCTCTTCAAGCGCGGAATTGATAAAGTCAAGAACACCCTTCACACCATCCGATAGGGCAGTACCAGCCTGCGCCCAGTCAATCGCGTTCCACAGACCCATGAAAGAATCCGAGAGGGCTTTGCCAAGCCCGCGCCAGTCGATTTTGGAGAACAGCCCACCGAGACTTTCAACCAGAATGATGAACTTTGCACCCAGCACGATGCCAAGATTGCTCCAATCGACATTCTCAATGATTTTGTTAATCGATTCGGCTAGGGATGTTCCTAATTTGAACCAGTCAAATGTCGTGATGGCCGTACTAATGGCGCTCAGCCCAGTATCAATACCGGCGGCTAATGCGGTTCCAAGTGCGTCCCAGTTGATTTCATTTACAATTCGATTCAGAGATGTCGCCAGTTCCTTTGCCAGTTCGACCCAAGGAACGGCAGTAACTGCGCCCATAATGAAATCGCACAGACCATCGCTGAATGCGCTGCCGTCAAATGTCTTAAAAAAGCCTGTAAGAAGCTGAAGCGGAATTGACCATTTTGCGACAAGGATGACACCGAGATTGCTCCAATCAACGCTCGTGATGATGTTGTTCATCATGATTCCAAGGTCGGAGCCGAGTGCTTTCCAATCGAATTTCTTGATGAACGTCGCAAGGAATGTCAGCGCGCCGTTCAGATAGTATCCGATTTTCTGACCGACACCCGCCCAGTCAACAGACGCCACCATCGCATTGAGTTGTTCAGCAAGCGTTGTCGCAGCAGCGGCCCAGTCACCGGCTTTGAGTTGTTCTGCGATAAGCTTCGCCCAATCCGGCAGTTCGACTGACGGCAGATTCCCTTCGGCATTAGTACCTCTGCCACCGCTGCCGCTGTCACCGTCAGATTTGTTATCGGTTAGAATATTCAACTCGTCAAACGCTGCGAGTTGACGCTGTAATTCTTTCGTTTCCTTTTTTGCAGCGCTGCCCGCCGAACCGATTGCTTTTGTGGTACTCTTTCCGACGATTCCGAAAAGCTTCAAAAACGCTGTAACGTAGGCGACGGCCTGCGCCACAAGGTTGATGACCTTTGTGATAATCGGGCCAAGCAGATTGCCGATGCTCGACCAGCAGGAGGAAAGCGTAGCTGACAGCTGCTGATTCTGCTCCATGTACGCGCTGACCGCTTTGCGCAGCAATGCCCAGATCCCGCGCGCGCCGAGCAGACTGAGCGCGAATTTCTTTGCGCCAGAGATCAAGCCGGAGAACTGTCCGCGCATAGATTTACTATGCGACAGCATTTTTGCCATGTGTGATGCAGCGGATTTGATGCCGGACACCAGTTTCTTGGTAGCGGCTTTGCTGATGTTTTTTACAACCGCACCTGCGGCAGAAGCCAAGCGCCGCATCCAGCTTTCGGATTCTTTCGTGCCATTGCGTACGCTGTCTACGCCAGAGCGCATTTCCGCAAGACGGCTGGCAGCGGCATCGAGTGCGGATTCCATGCTTGCAAACTGTGGCATATCCGAGCCAAGCTGATAAGCGTTTCCCGCAGCTTCAATCGCCGCCTTGCGCTTTTCATATCGATTCAATTCAGCTTCTGCGGCCTGAATGTCGTACTGGAGGCCCTGCCACGCCTTGGAATTCTCTTTGACGCCGAGGGCCTGCATTTTATCCTGCTTATCAAGGAGCGTTTGCAGCTTCTGCCCAGCCTTTTCAGCACCGTCGCTGATTTCCTTGAATTCATCAGTCGGATATTTCGTCTGACCAATCGTTTCAAGCTGGTTCCGCAACTCTGCGATTTTATCGTCCAATACCGTGACCTTACCATCGAAAGACGCGATAGCGCTTTCGCTTCCGGTCATCGCTTTTTGGAAGGTAGGCTCTAAACGGTCAACGCTGCTGCTCACCGCGTCAACCGATCTCTGGAGCGCCGATGACTTATTTACAGCGCCGCCGAAGTCAACCTGCGGTGTAGCTTCCGCGCCGCCAGCGCCGTTCAGCGCATTCTTCAGTTCTTGGATTTCTGCCTCAAGGGCCGAAATCTTATCCTCGGCGTCTTTCGTATCGACCTTCGGAGCCATCGGATCGGCAAAAATGCCCTTCAGCGTCTGCCCTAAATTCTTGATTTCCTCTGAGAGCGATTTAATCGCATTGAGCAGGTCTGCACTTCCGGCCTTAAAACCGTCGGAATCCAATGCAGTATCAATGATGATAGAGCCATCAGACTGTCCGGGCATATAATCACCTTCCTTTTTCAGCCGAGTAGAGCGTTTAATTTATCCTTCGCGGTCTGTTCTTCCTCAGAAAGCTTTGCTTTTAACGTGCAAATGCTCTTATTGGAATTCCAGAATTCGCGTTCCCATTTCTCCAGCGGCTTACCCTTAGCGCGTTTGAGCCGGAGACTCAGGACGTTAGAAAAAACGCCCTCTGAGATCTCCATGTAGTATCCGAGGAACGTCCACCAATGGAGATATTTCACAGAGCGCGTTTCAAATCCGGCGACTTTGTTGATAGCCGGAAACATGATGGCCTCATCCTGCTCCCAATCCATAACGCGGGGCGACGGCTTTGCGTCGTCCTCAGCGCCGGAACTATGATCTATAAAAGCGAGGGCGGCTTTGAATGCCGCCTCGTAGTCGTCCTTTCGGAGTTTATTAAAGTCCTCGTAGAGAATAAAGAGGCAAACATATACTTTTTCATTGTCCTCCAATTCGGGATCACCAAATGCGAGGAGAATTTTCAGAACGTCTCGATAGTCTGAACGAATTGTATATGTTTTTCCATTTACATCCAGAGAACGTGGAAGGCTGCCGATCACGCCTTGCTGCCCTTATGCTTGCCAGTTCTGTAGCCGTGGGTGTACCGCTCGACACGGACGTTGACCTTCTTCACTTCGCGGTCAAACTGGCGGGAAATGTAGCGGCCTACGGCCTCAAGCGCATTCTCACAGTAGAAACGGCCATTGATGGGGGAGAACGGGTGCATCTTCCCGAAGAATGCGTCAGACATATTGCCGCCGAACAGCTTATCACAGGCTGCATACAGCTTCTGTTCTGCTTCGCGGAGCGCAGAGAATTCTGCTTCGTTCTTTTCATCGACCGTTCCATCAGCGCGGATATTGACGTTCTCCAGCGGTTCGACGATCTTATCGAATTCTGCGGTCATACTGTTGAAACGATCCACGATGCCGATGTCCGTGGGACGGAACATGAACACACCGATCTCGTCGCCCTGCTTGTTGCGAATGGGCACTCTTACGCTGCCATCGTCAACGACGATCTCATTGAAAACCTGCTGCTCGATTCTGTCTGCCATTTATTTGTCCTCCTTAAAGATAAATAGTGATAGGCGGCTCAGTGCAGATGCCTGAGCCGCCATTTATGATCGATCAGCCGTCAGAGGCCGGGGTGAAGGTTTTGGCCGAAAGGTCGAACGTACCCTTGACGCGGTTACCTGCACTGTACACAGTGAACGGAATCTGAACGCCGGAGGTATCGCCGCCGACGCTGTTCGGAATGACCCAAACATCCTCACGGTACGCCCATTCGACGCTGCCATCTTCCTTCAGCAGCACGTCAACCTTCGTCGTGATGCAGTCACTGCCGGTTTTGCGCTCATTGGCGATTTTGGAAAGCTGCTCGAACAGCTTATCACCAGTGTACGCATAGTACGGATCGACTTCAGACTGCACTTCATAGCCGTTGTGCTGAACGCTCTGCTCGCCGAGAATATTCTTCTTGATCTCGACGTCCGGATTCAGCTCCTCATTGTACTCCTCCAGATCTTTGCCGAGGCGTACATAGGACGGGGTGTAAGTGCTTTCGCTTGCGCCCTTGATGCCAAAGCCAGCATCAATAAAATGCGCAAGGTACTTGCGTTCAATTTTACCCATAATTTCAACTCCTATCTTGTAAAAATAAATGTGTAGCTTCTCTCCGTCTCAGATCCGATATGTCAGTCTGAGCTGGATCTGATACTTCGCAGAATCGCTTCCGATCTCTGCCGGGTAAGCAGTCAAAGTCGGAACGATAGATTTGACCGTTCCCTCGCTGATTTCCGGGAAATTTCGCGCGGCATTCTGCTCGATGACCCATGCGACAACGCCCTGATAGAAAGTGAGATTTGCAAGATTCTGCCGCACGTCAGCACCATATGGCTGCTTTGACGCAAAAATGAAATTCAGCGTCTGAATGCTATCCGGCACATCCTCACCTAAGATATTTTCATGATAAGAAAGCGTGGAGGGTACAGAGTAGATTGCATACTCCGTCGGCTCCTTTGCCAGATAGTCCACATGAAAGCGGCTTTTCGCATTCAGGATGGGGCAAGTACGAAACCACTTGCGAAGCTGTTCGGTGCTATTTAATTCCGGCAACTGCTTTCGCCTCCCTCAAAATATCATCTTTATGATCCGCTTTCATCCGCTCAAACCAGAAGGATCCAGCGAGCGGGTTTACATCTGTGCTGTATTGCAGCTTCCGCCCGGTGGGATGCTTTTTCTGCCCCGGAGGAGAGAAGAATCTTGTCGGCTCTCCAGTATTGTCGTCGAATACGGGGATATTCGGCCCATAGACTTCGCCATAGTACAAATACCGCGCATACGGCCCCGGATAAACGACTTTACCGCTGCCGAGAACCGTCGCAGCGTATGCGCTCTTTGCAAGTGAACCTGTCTCCCACGGGCAGTATTGGAGATTCCAATCGATAACCGATTTATCAATGGCCTGCTGCACAAGCCCACCTTCTTCAAGATGGAATCTCCGCAGCAGGTCATCCCCGCCGCTAAAGACGACTTTAATTCGGAAAACGCCGTGGCTCATGCGCCTACCACCTTCCAGTGAGGGGCATGAGGCGCGCGGCGATTGTCGGTGACGCCAAGAATTGTGACGACCTCACTGTACCGCTTCTGAAGCGCGGACGGCCTGAGATCTTCGCCTGTAACAGCGCCACGGACGATGATATCACCGTTTTTAAGCGTGAACGCAGCTGACGGATCTGCTGACTCATACGCCAGCGGATCAACATAAGCTTTTCCGCAATCCGCTTTCTGCGGAATACGGATTGTGTACTTGTCGGCGGCTTTCAGTCCGGAGCCGTCCACGTTGGAAGCAATTTCACAGAACCACGACGCCCCGGAAACGACGGTAGCAGAATAGGCGTCGCAATCCTGCTCAGAGTCGAACCGGGAATTGATGATCGTGATGATTTCATTGCAGAGTCTCAATACGGACACACCCCCCGGAAAAGAAGCGGAACGCCATTGTCGTCCTTTTCTCCGTAGAGACAGGAGCGGATAGCGGCGTTCATGCTCTGCGCGGCATCTGCGGCGCTCATCATTTTGCCGTAGGTTTCAGAATAGCCGTCGGTGTTGAAGGACGTGACAACGGGATTCGTTGCCTGTGCCTCAGCACCGGCGGCGTTTTCCATCGCAATCAGAGACATCATGCAGAGTTTGACCGCTTCGGGCACAACGGCCATGCCCTGAATGCGGCTGTCTGTCAGATAGTCGATCCGTTTACGGCATTTGAACTCCAGCAGGGTGAATGAGGCCTGAGGTAAAGTGCCGCCGAACTCGGTATATTCTTCATAAGTCAAATAAACATCGTGCGCCATGCGCTTTACCTCGCTCTCATCAAGACTTCGTAACCGTCACTGTGTAGGTTTTCTTCGCGTCACCGTTCGTGACCTCGATGGTCAGCGTGTTCGCGCCGGTTGCCCACGATGCCGCCGAGCCGTTTTCAACTACGGTGTTACCGTTCTTGATGACGATAGTCGCCGCAGGATCCTTGGCCGTGGCAGTTACAGTGTTGGTTGCATTGCTGGTTGTGGCTTCGTACTCCGTAACGTCCTCATCGAACGCCGGAGTCAGGTTAAGCGAGCCAATCGTCAGCCCCGAGAGGCTCGCGTTCAAGGGTTTGTAATGTTGAACTGAAGAGCGTCGGACTTCTTGTTCAGAATGAACACGTCCTCAAAGGACTCTTCGTAGTAGATGTATTTGCCCTCAGTTACAGCGGACGGGGGATCCAGCTGAGAGAACTGATAGCTGACAGGCGTGATAACCGCGGACGGGTGAACCAGCAGCATATTGATCTGCTTTGCGCCACTCTTGACAGCCCAGCCGGTCGTGAAAGTGTACGCAGTTTTCATGAGCGTTGCGGGAACGCCGATGACCTCGACCTCATCGATACGGGAAACGACACGGCTGATGTCACCGCCGCCAGCCTGCACGGAGAAGTCACGGTTGAGATCGCTGGCCTGCTTCAGCAGAGTCTTGACCTCATTCGTGCAGTACAGGATACGGCCATTCGCAGGAACACGGGCGTTGTCCATGTTCAGCATGAGCTTGTCGAACACGGTCAGCACGTTCGCTGCGGTCAGCGCGGTCACGTCAGCAGTGTGATTCTGCGCGGTCCAGAGGGCATACAGCTGCGAAATGCAGTACGCGTCCATCTCCGGGAACTTCTGTTCTTCGTTGAAAACCTGCGTGATGTTCGCAATGGATGCGACTTCATTGGTCTGGTCGATGTCCTTCGGATGGACAAGGGTAGACCACTTGCGCTGATTGCTCAGCACCTTCGGCTCCCATGCGTTGTCGTAGTTACGGGTAGCGGTCGCAATGGTGTCACGATCCGCCGCAACACGGCCAGTGGTGGAGAGGTTGGGAATGTAGACGGTCTTGCCGTCCTCGCCCATGCGGAAACGGCCATTGTTCGGAGTCGCATACAGCGCACCGAAGTTCAGAGCGTAGGGGTAAGCCTGCGCCAGTTCCCGCGCATACTGCGCGGCGTAGTTGATAGCTGCCATATAAACTGTCCTTTCTTAAAAACAGATTTGCCCGAGGGCTTTATTCTTCACTCGGCTTCGGGCGAACGCCGTTGAAGTGGAAACCGAAAACGCTCTTTTCAGAAGGTGCGGGCGGGTTGGTTTTCGGCATGACGATTGTGGGCGCGGGAGTGGGGGCAGGAGCGGGATTCGGATCTGCCTCTGGCTCAACAATCGCGCCGGGATTCTCGGCCTTGTACTTGGCTGTGAAGTCGTCATAGCCCAGCAGAGATTCACCGTCGATTTTGAACTCCTTGCCAGTAGCCTCACGGATGAAATCGCGCTTTGCAGCGGGAGAAGAGAACTTGATGCCGTTTGCACGTTCACGAATCATAAATTCGTAAGCCTGCTTCTGCTGCTTCTGCTGCCATGCCTGCTGATCCGCGCTGTACTTCGACTGAAGATTGGTAAGCGCAGACTGCGCTTCAGACAGCTTGCCTGCGTCGGCCTGCGCCGCCGTAAGCTTTTCCTGCAATTCGGACATATCCTTGTCGCGCTGGCTGATCTGACCGTTGAGGTCTGTGACCTGCTGTGTCAGACTGTTCACTTTGTCATCGAACTTCGACCGGCTGACGTATGCTCCGTCGGCGATGTTGACGACATTAAGCTTGGCCGCGCTTACCTTGGCCGCAAGCTGCTCATAGGTGAGGGATTCGCCATTCTCAAAAAGTGCTTTCAGAAATTCCATGTGTTCCTCCATCGCATCCGGGATTTGACTTATAGAGCCGCTGCCACTCAGCGGGCGGGATGCCGTCGCATTTATTTCTCTGCAACGCCGAGTAATTGATATATCCAAGGCGCAAGCGCCTGTGATACCGAAAAGAAAAGCAGAAAGCCCGTGTTCGGACTTTCTGCTCAAATTATTTTGTAGGCCCGGAAGCCCTGAACCGTCATGCGGTCGCGCCGGGGAGTGATCTTCGCGGCCTGCGCAATCTGCGTGTAATAGGCTGAAAGCGAATTGATCTTTTCCTGACAGGATTTCTGGAGTTCCGTATCGCCAGCGGCGCGGGCGGCGACGGCGACATCCTTCTGCCGCCGGACTTCCGTTTCGATCTTCCGCATAAGCTGTACGGCCTTGTATGTGGTATAGTGCTTGCCATTGATTTCACATCCAAACTGGTTTGCATCACGCCATGCCCGCAGCTGCTCATCGGTATAGCGCCTGACAGAGTGCTGCGTGGAAAAGCCCATTGCAATGTGCATACAGTTCCATTCGCCGATTGGCCGCTTGAAACCTGTGTAGCTATGCCCGTCCACATCCACGAAAGCCTCACCTGCCTGCATCTTCTGGAATTCGGACTTCAAAAAGACGCGGCCCTGCACCGGCTCATGGTCGGGGGCGGAGCGGGCATGAGCGGAAAGTTCAATCGCATCGAATCCGAGATCTTCACCCATCATGATGGAAGCGTTCTGCGCGATTTGATTCGCGCCGTCGATAATGTTCTGCCGGATGGCAGTATCGAGGCGGCGGTGGTAGCCGCTGGCGTAATAGACCTGCATCCCGTTATATCCAAGCTGCTCGATCACATCGCGCGTTGCGCTTTTATAATCACTGAGGCCGGAGGAAACGGCTAAAACTGCGGTATCAATGGCTTTACGGTACGGTTCCGAAATGGCCGTCGTATTTGACAAATTTATCAAGGACTGTGCTGTCTGGACAGAAACGCTCTGCACATACTGCGTCAAACGGCGCTGCGTTGCTTCGGGAACTGGATTCTGCTGGAGATACACGGCAAAGCGCGGATCTGCGTATGTATCCTTGAGAACTTGATCGTAGACCTGCATGAGATCTCTGACATTCAGCCCTACCGCATCTGCCAGCCGGTTTGTAATCTCAGATACGTCAGCGCCCATGTCAGCCATGACCACCAGACGATTCACGCTGGACGCATTCAGAGTCCCAATCTTTCTGACCTGCGCTGCAATTTTGGTGATAAACAGCGTATTGATTTCATCGAGTCGATCCAGCATCCGCTTGACCGCGGACTCCAGTTCTGATCCAGTCGAGCGTTTGTTAAGTTCGTTTGGCACGTCAGCGCCTCCTTACTCGTCAGGTGTTACGTTCGGGAGAAGTGCGCTGAGATCTGTCATGCTTTCCTTTTTCTCTTCTGTGACCGCCTTGATCGCGGCCTTGGCCTGAGCCGGAGTCTCGCCGAAGTACCACTGCCGCAGCTCCGCTCGGCTGCTGCATCCTGCATTCAGGAGAAGTAGGCGCTCATTCATCTGCTGTTCCGTGTCGGTGATGATCGAGTCGTCCCAGTTGAACGAAACATCGTACTCACCCTCCGGGGCGAGATGATAGAGCGTCGCGTATTTATCCATGGAGCGGATCACGGAGCGCAGACAGCGTTCCAGAGCCGCTTGATTGTCCGCGATGGTTGCGTATGACCTCTGCTTCAGCAAACGCAGTTCCGTCGCCGTGCGGGCCTCAGAGGGCGCGTCGGTCAGAGAACCACGGGACAGGCCGCAGAGATCTTCCACGCGGGAGAGGATTGAGCCGAGGCCGCTGAGAAGCGAAGTGTCACGGATGGCCGGAGAGAAAACGTGATAATTATCATCGTCGCCGAGATCGACGCCACGGAAAAGCCGGTCATTCAGCTTCGGCATTTCCATGCCCTTGCCGTCAGCGCGGGGCCGCAGCGCCGTCGGATCGACGTCAACGGCCAACTCAGAGCCTTCAAATTCCCACATGAGGCGCGAATACTGTTCATCCGCGTCATGGATGACGTTCACGGCTTTGGAGAACACCGCAGCTCCCATTGGGCTGTCAATGTCTACGCTGTTCGCAGCGGCGACTTTGAACCAGCCGAACATCTGACCGTCTGCCGCCTCAACGACGGCCTCCGGCGCAAGCTGTGACCAGATAGGTACGTCAGACAGCGAAACTTCAACGCCGATGCTGTCTTTCATGCTGGACTTGAAAACGCGCTGCGTGATACGGACGTTTTTGCCCTCGACCGTATGCCGCTCCAGTCGGGTATAGACGTTCTTGCCCTCCGTGTAGCTATCACGGAAAATCACATCCGCCAGACCGCCATCGTCATCGAACGCGATGGGGTAGAGGCTCCAGTCCATCGTCCAGTCAAAGTAGATATGACCATCCTTCGGATACGGCTTGATTGTCATACCGCCAGCCGCGCAGCCCTGTTCTAGTTTCTGCCGGAGAACGGTGATGCACTTCTCAAATTCATCCTTGAGGTACTGCGCGCGCGGATTCATCACGTCATCGCCATCCGCTGTGCGCGTATCGCCGTTCGGACTTTTGCCTGTGATGTTCCATCTCAGTTCCAGTGTTACCTGACGCGCAACTTCGGAGCAGATAAACGCCGGAAGATTCAGCGACTTCATACCGCATTCTGCCAGCCACGGGGCCTTGTCTCGGTACATGTCGTACCACAGATCAATCGCGTTCATCATCTCCGTCGAAAGGGGCGTTTCGACGTGCTCGACCGCTTCAATGTTCTTGTACGGGATCAATTTTCGGATCACCCCTTTGATAAAATTGATAAGCCTTGAAAAAATCATGTTTTCGCCTCCACTGTTCGAGAGGTATAAAAAATCCCCGGTATCCGCTCATAGCAATAAGCGGATACCGGGGAAGAATATGAAGTTTTAGGGGATTCGGTAATACCGGCCCTTCATGCCACGGCAACTCATGGGGCGCGTTTGCAGGCCAGACACCCGACACCAGAGCCGCCCGAAGTAATGCCGTTCGGCGGGATGCTCGCCGCTGCGGTTCTCGCGCATCCATCGGCGGTAGTCGGCGTAGACCTCACACGCCGGAATGACGCCGCGTTTATCATAGCCGCTGTAGAAATCCCGCACAGTTTCAAGGTCGGCGCTCTGCTGCGTCGGAGCCGGGAGAGCGGGAGGGGAAGTGGCGGATACGAACGTATCCGGCAGCACGATTCCGAACTGCCCACAGACGGCCTGTGCCATCTCTGCGATTGCCCGTCCGGATTGCCCCTGTCGCTGCATGACCGCTGAGAGCGTCCGTATAAGCTGTGAAACCTGACCGGCGGCTTGCCGGTCACTGATGAAGCCTTGCGCCGTCTCCGTGCCGCCAGCGGCGTCAGGCACTGCGTATCTGCCGGTTTTGCGGATGGACGGGAGAACTTCACTCGTCACCCAGCGTTTGAACTTTTTCGCGTCCGGCAGCTTGGAAGAGAAAATCAGCGAATATAGGCCGCTTTCGTTGATGATGACCATTGACTGTTTTCCGCGAGGGGTGTCTAAAACGGACACCCCTTTATCTTCGTCATCAACTTTTTCACGCGCGGCTTTTGTCGGTTCGGCGTATCCCAATGCCGACGCGACATCTTTTCCGACAAACCACGGCTCACAGTCAATCATGGTTGTTCGGATGCTGCCAAACTCAGGATTGCTGAAAATCTGTAATCCGTTCATGCTGCTGCCTCCATGCCGCGAAGATCATGCCGAAGATCGCCCAGCATATCGCGGATGATCTCAAAAGCGTCTGCGTAGACCTCAGCAGGCATATTGCCGGTTTCGGCTGAATCCTGCAAGACGAAAAGCAGGGATTCCAGTTTTTCAGTTTTGCTGATGATTTTATCCAGTTTCATGACATTCAAATTCCTTTCAAGTTTAATCTTTTTAGCTGAAAGACTTGACAAGGAACCTGTGTCTGAGTAAAATAGATTTCAGACAGAGGATTTTTTCCTTGTCCTTGGGTAACACGATTCCGATCATTTGCGAGGTGGCCGGGATCGTGTTATTTCTTTTTCAGCAGCAAGTCTATCGCTCTTCGTATTGCTTCGCCTCGGGTGATCTCATGTTGATCGCAGTATGACTGCAATCTGGCCTCTGTCTCTTGGTCAAGGCGAATGCTATACCGAATGTCTTTAGGCTTTTCTGCTTTAGGTCTACCTGTTCGGGGTGACATCAGTTCACCTCACTTTCTGTCACGCATTAAATATAAATCATGCGTGACAAAAAGTCAAGCGATATTTTCCGAATTGTTCGGAAAATTTTCTGATATGTTAAAAAACTTTTACTTTCTGCGATGAATAGTTAAAAATATTTAGCTGAATATGTAAAAGAGAAGAACGCCCGGAGAGGGCGTTCTTTCTGTTGTTCATTTGCTTAACGCATCTTGTAGCTGATGATGTACGAGCCGAGCATACTGGTTACTTCTGTGACTTCGACGGTTACGGTATCACCGGCTGAAACCTTCGGATTCGTGCTGGAGCAGAAATTCAGATGCTCACCAGCCTGCATATTGTAGCCAAACGCAGAATCGGGAACCAGTTCATTGACTGTGAACTGTACGACTTTCCCGGTCAAATCCGCACCGGTGTTAAGATCCGCCTCAAAAGAAGCAGCGTCTGTGTAATCCGGTGTTACGCTCTTCGCACCGCAGCCGATCAGCGAGAACAGAAGCAGCGCGGCAAGAAAAATAGAAATTGCTCTTTTCATTTGAACTCCTCCTGTATCAAAGATGGTATTATTTTACCATACCTTGCAGAAAAGAGCAAGTGCAGTCAAATCTACAATTCTACGGTTTCGCGCGCACGCGCGTATAGACCCGTTTTTTAGAGGCCATAGGGATAGGTATATATCCCTGTTTTCTCTGTAATCCTCTATTTTATAGGTCTATATAGTATATATTGTAGAATTGATACTAGAGGGCTGAAAGCATTGAAAACACTGAGCAAATCGGTGCTACAATCGATTGTAGACGATTGTTAGAATTGTTACCTGAGAAGCGTTTTTCCGGTAACAATTCTAACAATTCAATTTTGAATTGTAGACAGATCTGTTACCCTGGTATTTTCCAATATCACAGTGCATCCGCAAGCCGCCACGCCTCGAAGATCTTTGGCCCCTGAGTGGCAAACCAGTCAACCATCTCTTCGTTCTTCGCCCATGCGCCGTCAAGAGTGAAGGAACTGTCGGCTAGTCCGCTTTCATCAAGAAACGCATGAACAATCTCATGCCGGATGATATGCTTCTCACACGCGACGACAGTTCCGGGAAGTTCATGTTCCCATCCCTTGTATGTACTCATGTCGCAGTAGACGATCTGCTTCAAATACGGATCGCAGAAGCCGTCAATCGACCGTCGAGCGAATGCCTCTTCTTCGTCGTATTTTTTCTTGATGATGGTGTAATTCACACCGAGAATGCTGACTGTCATATTATTGTCCTTTACGCTTCCAGATACGCTCCATCGCGTATCGTACCGAGTCGATACTATGATTGTTCTCGTCCGGGTAGCCGCTGATGACTTCGCCATCGGGAGTGCGCTCATATTCGTATTTTGTAAACTCGTCTGCCGTTGCAGGGCAGCGAGCGGGATCAATCACAATCGCTTTGAGGGACTGAAGCCACTTGATGCCATACCGCACACTGTCCGGGCCTTTGACCGCGCCGCGGCAAAGCGCGCCATAGCTGCGATAATCTCCGACGCTCTTAGGCTCTGCGCTGTCTGCGGTAATCAGATCCGATTCTGTGACGCCTTTCAGCATCTTCAGAGCGTTCCATGTGACTTCATTGCTCTGCTTATTGGCCCGGTATTCGTCGAAGATGTAAAGCGTCCTGCGGGCGCTGTCATAGTGCATTTTCGACCAATGATACGGATCCGGATACCAGCCCCAGTCAACGCCCATGTAAATCTGATCGAATCGCGCGATTTCCTCATTCGTGATCGCGCGGATCTCCAGATTCTCAAAGACCTCACCGCCAGTGCCGACGGCGTTGCCGAGGTATTCATGTTCATACGCCCGCGGATTGACTTCCTTCAGGGCCTCGGCGTCGTCAAAGAACTGCTCGCCGAGCCAATCCCGCGGAACGTCTGTGTAGCATGACTTATGCCGCAAGCTGTCGCGGCGGGGCTTCATCACATACTGGTTTGCCCAGTTGCTCTGGCTGATCGGCGGGTTGAAGGATTTGAACACAACGAATTTTCGCCCGCCGCGCATGACAGACTGCTGGACAGAACGGATCTCCTCTTCGCCCGCAAACTCATCAAGTTCCTCAAACCAGAGATATTTGAAATATCCCTTTGCGACCTTGATAGATTTCATCTTCTTGGCGTTATCAAGGCCACGGAAGATGATAACCTGTCCAGTCGGAATGTACGTCATTTTGTGCGGAGATGTCGTGCATTTCCACAAGTGACGAACGCCGAGCATTTCCAGCGCCCACAGGATCTGTTCATAAACGCTGGTAGAAATGGAACTGCCGACTTTACGGAATACGACCGCATTTGCGTTCGGATCTTCCATAATGCCGAGCGGGATTTCCGTACCGATAAATGAGGACTTCGTACTGCCGCGCCCGCCGTATAGGTCATAGTAGGTGTGCTCGCCCTCTACGATGTCCCAGTGGACGCCATAGAACGCAGGAGCGATGATACTGGAGAGGCGGACGCTGTTTTCACTATCATTTTGTGTCGGCATCCGCGCTCACCGATTCCTCTTCCTGCTCAGGTTTTTCCGCCGTTTTGGGGATATCGCTGATGATCTTCACGGCAGATGCAGCGGCTTCGGCTGCTTCCTTTGTAGCCTCGTTCCATCCGCGGAAGTTGTTCTGCAAACTGAATTTTGCGCCGTTTGCGCCGTCCTTATCGAACAGCCGCTCTTCCACATACGCCTCGATGCGGGATTTTGCGCGGGTGATGACCTCACAGAATTCTTTCTTCCCCTGATAGTTCAAAAGGCTCTGCCGTGAGGCGAATCCCAGCGCAAGGCCGAGGCCGGTAATCGTCGGGGGATGACGGTCAACGATGACGGGATACCCGTACTTATCGCGGATCGGATTGCCGTCCTTGTCCTCCAGAATATGACCTTCGCAGTCCTTGAAATACTGCTCGATCTTTCCTTCGATTTCCTCTTTGCATTTATACTTCGGCTGCTTTACTGGGTAAGTTTTTGTAAATTTTGCAGGCATCGACTTCGCCTCCTTTCACGCAGAATAAAAGCCCCTCCGCAGGCCCAGTGCCGCGGAGAGGCTTGAACGTATATCGGATTTATTTCTTGCCGGGTTTCTTGGCTGCGGCGCTCTTGGGCTTGCCAGCGGACTTGGACGCCGGTTTCTTCTTCGGCGGGGTCATGCCAGCATTCCACAGGTCAAAAAGGCCCTGCGCTTCGCCCTTTTCCAGTTTTTCTTCCTTGTACTTTTTTTCAGCCATGCCAATACCTCCTATTTCCTGTAAACAAGGGCGCTGCGGTCGATGATGTTGTGATAGCTACCGGATGCGTCCTTGATGACGTTGTAGCCCAGCACAAGCGCATAAACGCTCATGTTGTTATTCCGGAACGACGTCTTATAGCCGCCGGTTGCTTTCGCAAACGCGGGATGCGATTTGTCAAATGCCGCTGCCTTTGCCCGCAGCGCATGGTCGGTGATGATGCGCGCTGTTTTGGGATTCAGGACAGCATTCAGCGTCATCCCGCTTGCATAACCGGTGTTGCCGCCGCCGTTCATGTCAAAGTATGTGCCCGCGCCGTATGCCTGTCCGCCATGCTTGCCGCCGATATAATTCAGGCGGCTGTACATTGCCATGTCAGCCACCTGCTGCGCGGTCAGATTCCTTGTGCTGCCGGTGGACGTTCGCAACGTACCGCCGTTGATGCTGCGGGAAAGGATCTCACTCTGCGGAATATTATTATCGGCCATGAACTGCTTGAATTCAGCCGCATCCAGAACTTCCGGTTTCGAGTTCAGACCCGCCGCAAAAACGAATTTCTGCGTGATGTCGTTCACGTCGCCGAGATGGTTCGGAAGGTCAGTCTGCTGCGAGTCGGCGAAGAACTGCGCAAGCTGCGCATCGGCCATACCGGTCAGTGCGTCAAGCGCATCCAGCTGAACAGGAGTGTTCGAGTCATCCGGCGGCTGCTGACTGATCGGAGGCTGCTGCGGCTGAAGCATAGGAGGCACAGGAACGGCAGAAGGTCTTGTGAGGTTCGATTTTCCGCCTCGTCCGCCCATAGTCTACCTCCGTTATTTCTTCCTTGCCGCCGGTTTCTGCGCTGCTCTTTTCAGGGGGCTGTTCGGTGTACCGAAATCCTTCGCGCGCGGAGTCGTCAATTTTTCACCGGGTTTAATTGCATACATCGTACCGGGAACGGTGTTCCAGCGGTCATAATCCTGCTCAATGCTTTCTTTCTTCGTCGGTTTCTTTGCCATGTTGTGACCTCCTATCAATCAACTTCGACGATCAATTCGATCTGCCGGGTGTTCAGACTCGCCGTAGAATAGCCCTTCTTCCGGGCCTTATTGCCAGAGTATTTGACATCTACGATGCGATAGGTGTTGTGGCCTCTTGTGCCCGTAGGGGCAAGGCACATCTCGCCCAGCCGCCCGCCGGGGCCGTCACCGGGCATAAGCGCTTGCGCGCTTGCTTTTGCGTGATATGTAATCTTGACCTCGCGCGTGGTAAACGTATCACGGCTCGCTGGACTTGCATCGCGGAAGTTGTTTACCGACGTGGAAAGAATGCGAGCATCTGCGTATGCGTGTCCGACAAGCGCTTTTTTAAGCGCGGAGATCGACATGTCATCATGCCCGCCGGTAATGCCTTTCTGGCGGAGCAGGTCGTCGATCATGTCGCCGTGATCGTATCGCGTAAGGTTCAGGTTATAGCCGAGGTTATGCGACGCATCAACCATGCTGTCGTACACATAGCGCTGCTGCGCTGTCAGCTTCTGGCCGGTAGAGATCGCGTGATTCATGTTCTGACTCATGTTGTACAGACTGCCGCGCTCCGTATTCGGGTCGAGGTAGTCAACAATGGCGACCTGCGCATCGATATCGAGGTTCTGCTTCTGGAAATACTGTCTGCCTCCGAAGAGGTCATGGAAATCAGCGGTATCCGTGTCACTGAAAACACTGTTGTTCAGCTGCTGCGCTTGTTGTGGGGTAGCTGCCCTATTCGGCGGTGTCTGCTGGATCTGGAATGCTCCTCCTCCGCCACCGCCTGCGCCGGATGTAATACCGCTTTTGCTGCCTCTGCCGCCCATATAGTTTATCACCTCGTCGATGTGAAGTCAAATTTTCTCATCCTGTTTGCGCCATTTGCTCTGAAAAGCCTTAACGGGGATGATGTTGCCGGTGCATTCGTCCGGTACTGTACCGTAAACGATAACCGCAGCGGGCTGCAGGCGCGCCATCATCTCGCGGTAGCCGTCAATGAAATATTCGCGGGTCTGTCTGCTCATCTGCGTTCCGACACTGGAGACGGCGACATAGCTGCCCTCCGGCTCTCCGTCGAAGCACCAATCATAGCTTTCGTGGTCACTCCAGCTGATCGTCGGAATGACGGTAATCCCGTTCTGTTGCCAATACGCGCCGAGCCAATGCTTGCGGTAGTGGTTGTAGATTTGAATCGCTTTCGGGAAATCCGTGTATGTGGAAAAGTCCGGCGTACAAACGGCCTGAAATCTGCGGAGCTGTCCGAGATAGCTGTCAGGCTGTGACCATAAGCGCTGGAACTGGTAATCGTCGATGAAAAAGTGGATCCCATGAATCTCCGGATTATCACATGTCCGCGCAAAGTTGAAACTGATCCAGTTGTCAACATCACGGATCGTTGGGGCCAGAGCGGGAATGCCGTACTCACCAATGCCATCAAAAATCGATTTATTCAGGTTTTCGTAATTGCGCTGCTGCCGATACAAAGCGCCACCTCCAAGGGATATTGAAATCCGCTGGCCGGTGTCTGCAAGCCGGTCAGCGGATCGTAAGAAGAAGTGGACGTCATCGGCGACGCCATAAGGGGGACGCCTGAGCGTAAGGGAGGAGGTCAAGGCCCTTACATTCCCCCTAGGCTATGAATCCACAGTGCCATAATATCACATGGGCGAGGGACAAACGGGGACAGGATTCTCGTTTGTGGCTTTGAGGTAGCGGTACGCCCGTTTTTTGACGCCGCCGGGGGTGTTTCCACCGCCGACAATTCTGGCTACATTCTCCCAACTTTCCAACTCGCAGAAACGACGCGCAAAGATCTCGCGGGTCAATGCGTCCGGGATCGTGTCGATGTACCTCTGTAGGCGCGCGCGTTCGATGATGCAGCGCTCTGTGCGGTCGGCAATAATCGCCTGCGTATCGGCAATGGCGGCGACAATGCGCTCCACCTTGCGCCCGTCGCTGGATGCAGCGCGGGGCATACCGGTCAGATGCGAGGATGACGGATCGCCCTTTTTGCGTTCCAACTCTGCAAGGCGGCGCTGATTTGCTTTGATCTCGCGGTCGAGGTAATAAAGCTGCGATAATTCGGCTACTGTCATTTTTGAACTTCCCCCTTCACTGCGGCAATTCGTACTTTGAGCGATTCCAGAAGTCTTTCCTGCGTATGATCCTTGTCATTCAGGGATCTGATAACATCCTCATCGCGGGCATTCTGAACGACCAGCATATGCACGATGACGGGCAGCTTCTGGCCCTGCCTGTGTAAGCGCTTGTTTGCCTGCTGAAACTCTTCCAGATTCCAAGTCAGTGAAAACCAGATGATGTGATGTCCGCCCATCTGCAAATTCAGGCCATAGCCGCAGGACGTCGGATGAATCAGCAGGAGGTCAATCAGACCGGCGTTCCAGTCGTCTTTATCCTGCGGGCCATGATAAACGCGGACGCGCAAAGAAGTCTTTTGCAGGGCTGTCAGAAGCCGATCAAGATCATGCTTGAAGAAATAGCAGACAAGAGCGTGTTGACCACCAAGCTGCTCCACCGTTTCCATGAACGCCTCCAGCTTGCAGTCATGGACGGGGATGACGTTGTGATCCTCGTCATACACAGCGCCATTGCAGAGTTGCAGAAGCTTACCAGACAGCGCAGCAGCGTTGTTCGCTGTGATTGTCTCTTCATCCGGTATTTGCAAGATCGCTTCGCGTTCAAGCTGCGAATACGCCCTGCGGGCCGCATTATCCAGCACGACGGGAATCTCCTCGTAGACCATATCCGGCAGTTCGAGGTAGTCGGCGGCTTTCATGCTGATGCAAATATCGGAGATCGACTGGAAAATGCTCTCCTCTGCACCTTCCTTCGGCGCATAAGAGAAGATCGTGGTACGGTTGCGCTTATCCGGGACAAAGTACATATCGCGGTAGACAGAGATCGTCCGCCCCAGTCGCTTTCCGCCGTCCAGAAGATAGATCTGCGACCACAGATCCATGAGGCCGTGCGGATTCGGTGTACCCGTCAATTCAATCAGGCGATTGATTTTCGGCCTCACGACCTTCAGGGCCTTGAATCGTTTTGACTGACTGTTTTTGAAGCTGCTGCTTTCGTCCAAAACGACCGTATCAAACGGCCAGTCCCAGCCGAAATATTCAACCAGCCATTGCACGTTCTCACGATTGATGACGTAGACATCTGCTGCACTCATCGCCGCGTTGATCCGCTGTGTAGCTGTCCCCATCACGCTTGCCACGCGCAGATGCTTCAGGTGATCCCACTTCCGGGCCTCCGTCTGCCATGTGTCCTCCGCAACCTTCTTCGGTGCAATGACCAGAACGCGATTGACAGCCCAGTACATCCGCTTCAGCTGATCGAGCGCGGTCAGCGTCACGACCGTCTTACCGAGGCCCATGTCGATAAATAGACCGATGGACGGCAAACGGATAATTGCGTCCTGACAGTATTGCTGATACCGATACGGCTTATATTCCATGATGCACCATCCTCTCACAGTCGGCGCAGACGCGCTGCACCTTCTCCCGCGTATCCACCGTGCTATAGACCAAAAAACCAAGAGCGCGCAGAACTTCATGCACATAGCGCTGACGCGCACGCTCTTTCTTTCCCGGCTGCTTCGTCTCCACGAAAACCACAGCAGCGCCGGGAAGCAGTATCAGACGATCCGGGACGCCCGTATAGCCCGGTGACTCGAACTTCAGGCACAGACCACCGAGGGCGCGGATCGGCTTTATCAACCGCCGTTCAATTTCCTTCTCAAGCACAGACAAACCTCCATATCATTCGTGTGCGCGTAAGCGTCCACCACGGGACGGGGGCGGCGGCACATTCACCGTCACATATTATCGCTTATCGCCGTTTCCCAGCCTCGCTGTCTGGCTTCCGCTTGTTCCTCCCGCCGTGCCATGCCGATATGCGAATGCGCCGCTGAAAGCAAGCGGTGTCAATTCTACACGCGCGCGCGTATAGACCCGTTTTTTAGGCGTTTAGAGGAATTAGAGTCCTATATTTACCCGCTAATTCCTCTATCCATCTAATATTTAGGTCTATATAGTATATATTGTAGAATTGTTACTAAGAGCCTGGAACCATTGATATCACTGGGAAAAACGTGTCTACAATCGATTGTTACCGATTGACAGAATTGTTACCGCTCAACTGCTTGCGCGGTAACAGTTCTACAATTCTGTCTACAATTTATTGCGTAATTGTAGACATATCCGTTACCCTAGAATTTGCCATTTTCATCTGTCCGCTGCATCGGCTTTTCGGAAGCCTCGCTGCTTGCCGTATTGCGGCACAGCCATGCCGTTTTGACGTTCCCAGCCGTCCAGACCTGACAGGATTGAATTGATCTCGCGTGAATCCTTACATCCCGCACTGAAATCAACGCGCGCTTTATTGAACAGTTCCACCCAAATCTCGATTGCACAGATCCTTTTTCGCTCAACCAGCTTGATATTTCCATGTGCTGATTGGCTCCAAAAATCCCGCCGACGGTCAATCGTCCAGTTTGCCCAGTCCTCCGGAATCTTCGATTCGACAAACTCGCGGATCATCCCTTCGCGGGGATCAATGCTTCGATGCTCTTCCTGCTTGACAACGGCAGCTGCTTCAATATTGCCGGACAGGAACAACGGCTCCCACGGAAGAAGGGCTTTAGCCTCTGCCCAGATCTGATCGACGACATCCGGCGTGAGATCCTTCCATACCATTTTCTCACGGGGCTGAATGCCCACGTCAACGGGCCAGAAGCGCCGGTTGCCGGTGTCATCCTGCAAGAACTCCATTTGATTGCAGGTGCCGAAAAACACGCATCGGCGGGGCAGTTCTGAGACATGACGGCCATACGCTGCACGATATCGGTCAGATCGGAGTGAGAGGAACTGCTTGATGCGGGATACGTCGGTACGCCGGAATGCGTCGAGTTCTGCGACTTCCACGATCCAGACACCGGGGAGAAGTTCGGATGCGTCCTTACCCTCAAAGGTGCGGATCGAGTCGTTAAACCAGCCCTTGCTCATACGATCCAGCAAGGTCGATTTGCCGATGCCCTGCGGGCCGCAGAGGATGAGCATATTATCGAACTTCGTTCCCGGCTCCATTGCACGGGCGACGGCGGCGACAAAAGATTTCCGTGTAACGGCTTTCGTATAGTCGGAATCCTCCGCGCCGAGATAGTCAATCAGCAGATTTCCGAGCCGCGGAGTCCCGTCCCATTCCAGACTGTCGAGATAATCGCGGACTTCATTGAATGCGTGTTTTTGCGAATGCAGCAACAACGCCGCATCAATGTTCCCACGCTTTGTGATGCCGTAATATTTCTCCATAAACCAGTAGAGGCCGTTATTGTCCGTGTCTGTCCAATAGTGCCGATCTGGCTGCGTCGGCCACGGCAGAACGCCTAAAACCTCACCCCGGCCAGCAAATTCATTCAGCGCGAATTTGCCTTTCAGAAGCGGATCGTTGTCGAGAATGATAACGCAGTTGTCGATAGTTCCCTTCACAGAGCCGTTCTGTGTGTACTGCAAGCGCTGCTGCCATTCGGTGTCATCCTCAGCTGCTGTACCCGCGCTGGATGCCGCGATGCCATCGAAATCCTTGACCGCCTGCTCCGCGCGCTCTTTTGCCATGAGCGCGTTCACCGCAGAATTTGCACTGGCGAAATCGCACATCGCATTGTAGGACGGAAGTCTGTTCGACGGTGTACCCGGAACGCTATCGTCGTCCATCTGTCCGAACTTGTGTAGCCTTACCAGGTCGAACGCATTCACCAGCTGCTCGCTGCACGGGTCAGTCGCGTGGTGAGAGAACAAGAACTTTCCATCGCCATACACAATCGCGCCGCCGGTGGTCGAGCCGCCGAGGTATGTAAAACGGTCAGGGCTGTTATCAACCGGGGCGTAAATTCCCGGCAGCAGTTCTGCGATTGCCCGATAGATGTCGTAGGTACGGCAGAATGCGCCTACGATACCGCTTTTTGTTTCCGGGTCAACCTGCTGCACGGCAAGCTTCTGATACTTGACGGCAGCGCCGGGAACCTGCGGCCATTCATTCCAATCGCGCCAGTTCGTATAGGTTGCCAGCAGACTGTCTGCGTTCGCCAGAGGCTTGTCTGCGTAATGGTAGACGTAGCTGCTGTCCAAACTACAGGAGGGCCAGTACATCAGGCGCGACGGCTCGAACGTCGTCGGGTCGGCCATCTGAATGCCGATCATCGACGCGACGCGACGTGCTATGGCCTCATACTCATCCGGCGTGACTGTCCGGCTCAACGGAAGCAGAACGCGCAGCCGCGGGGCGGTTTCGACGTGCTTCCGTGTGCTGTAAACACAGAAGCTGCAGCCCAGCCCTTCAAATGCCTGAATGACATTCTCCGTGCCATACGCGGGAATTGTATCAAAATCCAGCGTCACGATATCACGCCCGATGACAGCGTTTGCTTTCCGCCTGCCGCCGCTCAGAGCGCCGCCGACAAAGCCGCCGACGTCCTTCAGATCGTCCTGCTGACGCTTTGCCAGCTTTGCGTACTGCGCTATGGTTTCCATGCCGCGCGCCGGTGTCCGCAGCCTTTCGTACAGTTCGGAGATGGTCAGGGCCTGCGGCTTCCAGTTCATGTCTTTGCGAGTCTGGCCGACGGAAATAACTATCTGCCGATCATTTAACAAATTCATAGTCCGTACCTCTTCTACCGCGCCCGCAAGCATGATCGCGGTCGGGCATATTCTTGATAGCTAAAAATATTTTACTACACCTGTCCTGAATAGTCAAATATATTTAGCTAACGGGGCAAAAGAAAATTAGCGTATCGTGCCGCTCCTTTTTCCGCTGCACCGCTTGCTTTTTCTTCGCCTGTGTAGCCTCGATCCGTTCCACCCACCTTGTCAGCTTCTCATCCTCAATCTCTTTTGTATCCATCGGCCCAATCATGGATTCCAATGCCCGGATGCAGAGGCGCACGTCCGCGACCTCCTCGAAGAGATTTGAGAACGCTTCGCTGGCGGATACTGGCGTCGGATTCTCGTCACGCTCGATCCGCGCCTGCTTCAAAGCCGCGTGTGCAAGTTCCGTGCTTTCTTCGGCCAGCTGCTCCAAAAGGGCAGCAGCGCCGAGCGCGCTATTGACTACATGAAATTTATCAGCTTTTGTGCTCATCTGAAATACCTCCCTGTTTTTTGATCTCGCAGTTCGATTCGCCCTATCAACTCAAAACCCGCGAGATGAATGATGTTTTTGACTGTTTTGATGACGAGACTAACTCGACCATCGATTGCTGCCATCTCCTGATCGACATGACGGATAGCCATGTACGCTGTAGGATCAAGACACCCACTGGAATTATAATGCGGGTCATTTTTATCGCCCATTGCCTGTATCACCTTTCTCATGCCTGCGCAGGTGCTCAAAAAACTGCGCACGATATTTTGATACGGTTATCAGCGGAATACGATACTTGTTGGAGATCTCGGAATCCATGCAGGTACGATCGAGAAGCAGTTCTGTGAAAACCTGTGCGCGCTGCGGGGCTTCGCTTTCCAGCGTAGAGGCTTCCATATTTGCCAGAGCATCACACCGATGATTCATCGCATTTCCGGCATGGGCTTTTACCCACATTGCAGAAAACTTATGAACCAAAGAATACCGCAGAATCTTTTCCCAGAGATCTGCATTTTTTCGGCTGGCGCGGTGAGACATTTTACGAAACGTGCCATCCTGCATACAGTTGATGCCTCGCACAACGTATTGACTGTCCGATATGATCGTGACATTTGACGGGGCCTCAAGAGATTGCAGACCAACGATTACAGCCGTCAGTTCCATACGGTTATTTGTGGTATCCCAATCGCCGCCGGAGATTTCCCGCTTGCGATCTCCGTCGATCACAACGGCGGCATATCCGCCGGGGCCGGGATTACCGTGGCATGATCCGTCTGTGTAAATAATTACATCCCGCACAAATTCACCTCCTTCAAAGTGTTTCGCTGAGTGCCGTTCATTTGAATCATACTGCGCATTTGCGGGACATGGGGAGACAAACCAGCAGGGAAGAACGATTGATTCGCACAATCCTCGATAAATTCAGCCTGATCGTCCACGTCTTCAAAGTAGACTTCAAAGCGTCTGAGTTTTCCTTGCCGCTGTCGCTGAACCATCGTGTAGAGCGACTGCGGACTGGTAAAACCCAGCATTGCAGCGCAGCGCTTGGCAGTGCCGCAAGCGAGCAGAGCGTCGTCTCTGACGCGGTAAACGGCATACCAGCGAATCATCCTGCAACTCCCTTCTCGGCGTTCCACGCAGCGACATCAACGCCGATCCTTTTCAATTCGGCGTCTGCAAGCCATGCGTTGTCGGTGGTGGGCAGTTCATAGTGCCGGACGAGATCGTCATGAATGACCGTAAACTGTTCCCATGCTCGTCTGAGCCGCTTCTTCTTGAATCCAAGGTGCTTGAACAGAAAATAGAGAACCATCGCGTCAACGTCATTCACAAATCTTCGATCAGCTTCGATGATCTGGCGATTGATTTCAAGCTGCAAAGCTTTTTGTTCTTTGACCGTCAAATTTGCACCGAAAACACGCCCACGGTACTGCTTAACGATCATAATCGTCTACCTCTCCCGGCAACGCGCCAAATTCGGGAATGCTTACAGCGCGATCATCCCAGTATTCGGATGCGCCAATCTTCCGAGGATTGCTGTTCCATGCGTCTTTCCAGCTTGGCAGACTATCATTGATCGCATCAAATCCGATGCCCCACGAAGCGGCGGCGTCAACGGCCTGCTGGAGCAGTTCACCTTCACGGCAAGTCCAGAGAATGATTTTTGCGCCGTCGGCTTTTGCATCCAAAACCCGCTTGATGATAGCCTTTCGCGGCGCGCCGATCTGGGGCCATTTGTTCTCGCAAAGAGTTCCATCAAAATCAACAGCGATGACTCTATTCTTCATTTTTGCTCTCCTTTCTTGGATAGACCTCCGTTCCGCAAATCGGGCAGATGCCGGAGTTAACCTTGACGCCACAGTTCGGGCAGCGCAGCCGCACATCAGTATTCACGCCGTATGCGTCCGCCTGACTTTCCGCTGCTTCCAGATTCTTGACCATCTGTGCATAGTACGAATCCTTCAGTTCAATTCCGAGGCCGCGACGACCCATCAGAACCGCCTGATACGGCACGGAACCGATACCCGCGAACGGGTCAAGCACAATGTCGCCGGGATTCGTCCAGAGATCGATGCAGCGCTCAATCACGTCCAGCTGTAACGGGCAAATATGCTTCTCGTCTTTTTCGTCGCGCGCACTCTTGCGCTGTAGCGTATTCGACTGCCGGATGTCCATCCAGACCGGCGAGGCGTATCGCTGCCATACGTCAACGGGGAAAGACTCATAATCATGCGGGATCATTTCGGGATTTTCCCCCGGCTTGCGGAATGTGACCACATAATCAGGCAGGCCCTGACGGCACATGGACGAGTCCTTGCGGATCTGCTTGTGTAGCAATCCCAGTGCCTTTGTCCGCTGCATTTCCGTAACGGGATTTTTCCAGATGCAGACTTCGGAATGGAAGATGAACCCTGCGCCACTAAATTCCCGGATAATGTCGCCGCGAAAATCTTTCACGCCGATAAATCCGTCACGGCTCTTCATTGCCGGAAGATTCATGCAGTGCACCGACACCAGACGACCGGGCATGATGACGCGCAGAAGTTCTGCAATCAAATAGCCGAAATGCTGCTGAAACTCGCCATCGTCACGGCTATTGCCCATATCACGGTCACTGTTGGAGTATGTATAAAGCGACGCGAACGGAGGCGAAAAGACGGCGTAATGGATACTGCCATCCGGGACTCCGCGCAGAGTCTCTACGCAGTCGCCCTGATACAACGCATATTTTGAATCAACCAGCTGATTAAGCACATTCATGTTTGAATTCCTCCCATGCGGGGAGCCGCATAGCCTGTGTCGGTTCATACGGTGTCGTAATCCGATAGGTACTTTGCAGTTCCTTTTTTGTGATCTCTTTTGTCTGTTCGACCATTGCCTGCCGCATTTTGCCACAGTCAGCCTGCTTGCGCTCGATGTTCTCCTTCACGCATCCCTCGCGGGCGCTGATAACGATATACACGTCAACCGGCTGAGTCTGCCCGAATCGCCAGCAACGGCGTACCGCCTGATAGTATTGCTCATAGCTGTCGGACAGACCGACGAAGATCATCTTGTGGCAGTTTTGCCAGTTCATGCCGAAACCGGCGATAGAGGGTTTTGTGACAAGGCAACGGTTAAAGCCCATCGAAAATCCCATCATGCGGGCGCTCTTATCAGCAGCTTTGTCGCTGCCTTTGACTTCAATGGAGCGGTCGATCTCATAGGCCAGCAGGGCACTTTCTGCGTTCAAATCACACCATACCAGCCACTGATCCTTCGAGCCATTTACAAGGCCAGCAGCGGTGGCACAGCGGGCTTCCAGCGTGTCCTTGCGGGCCTTACGACGTTGCATCAGTGTCATAGGTTCTGTAACCGGCGCGTCGCCATCTGCGATGATCTCATGGATGTTGAGCGGCGGCAGATTGTAGCCGTCCATTTGATATCCAAGATCCGCAGGATTGTTCAGGACAACGGCCCAGCTGCCCATCCACTGCCAGAACACCTCTTCGGCGTGGCCTTTAAGCCGCCATTTCGATGTTTGTCCGCCGTCGTGAACGAAGAACATGGACAGCATTTCCGTATAACTCATAATGCCGAGAAATTCTGAATGATTGCCCAACTCCATAAAGTCGTTCGGGGCCGGTGTAGCTGTACACGCCAGCCGGAACGGCGTACCGCTGAAAAAGTCAATGATCTGATTCCGCGTCGCGCCGGTAAAGGATTTCAAAATGCTGCTTTCATCCAGAACAACACCCTCAAATTTGCAGTTTTTGAATTTATCCAGCTTTTCATAGTTTGTGATGTTGATGCCGGGCTTTACATCATCGGCGGATTCACAGAGCGTGACATGAATACCAAACTTCATCCCCTCCTGCGCGGTCTGTGCAGAAACGGTCAGCGGCGCGAGAATCAGGACTGATCCGCCTCGCGCGGCAATGATCTGGTTTGCCCATTCAAGCTGCATCGGGGTCTTGCCGAGGCCGCAGTCCGCGAAGATCGCGGCGCGGCCTTTGGCAAGCGCCCAGCGCACGATATCGCGCTGGAACTGATACAGCATGGGGTTAAGATCGTCAGCGGAAACCTGAATGCTATCCGTGTGGATGGATTGCATGCTCCGCTGCTCGATAAAAGCCTCATAGTCTGTCATGTTATTCGTCCTTTCGTCCAACCGCATCCAGCAGAAGAAGATTTGTGTTCACAGGGATGGCGAGCGCCGTCTCAACAGGCTTGTCCTGACCGGAAAGCATTTCGCTCAAGTCGAAGCCAAGCCCCTCAAGATACTCCATTCCGAGTTTCGCATTTGCGAGGTTTTTGAGATTCATACGCACGGTGCGATATGTTCCTTCAACCTGACTATAAAGGCGGTCAAAACGCTTTTCCAGATCCTTGTCAAGCTGTGTCTCGTGGATTTCAAATTTCCGCAGACGATCCACCGCTGAATCACGCCCGGATATGATGTTACGGAGCGCGCTGGAAAGGGAACTATAATAATACACAGGCCCGACCAGATTTTCGTTTTCAGAATGCCAAGCGTTGAGCCGGTCGTAAATCTCCTGCATCCGAGGTAGCACATACGCGGCAAAATCATCAAACTTACTTTGCTCAATTTTCTGCTGAAGCAAAGCCGCCTCTGCGGATTGCTCCTGCTCTTTCACCTTGCGCAGCGCATCGGCGCACTTCCCATCGAGCCATTTTAACAATTCAGGCTTTGTCATGCTTCTTCGCCTCCTTTCATCGCATCCGCATGGGCCACGGCGGGAATGGGCGTATCCTTGCTGGCATCAATCTCACCTGCGCAGGCAGCGTAACCGGCGAGATCGACGTAGTTATCGGCTTTAATACCAGCAGCGGCACGAGCGACCTTCAGCAGCGCCATCATCATGGCAACGTCCTTCGAGGTGAGAGTATAGCATTCACCGAAGCGGCGCATTTTGGGGTAAGCGGCACGAATCCATGCGTTCCACAGGGCCGCGATAGCTTCAAAGCTGCTTTCGGGCGTTCCGTAGTCCTCCTGACGCTGACCGCAAACGCATTTTTCAGCCTCTTTCAAAATTTCAGATCTGGTCATGTTCAATAACCTCCAAACGTATTTATCAGTGCGAGTGTGATCGTGGCAATCGACATAATCAATTCGGCTATCAAGCTGATATAGATAATGCGAATCTTGACGCTCACTGTGCCGGGAATTATGAGATATAGAAACAGGAGACAAATGGAGAATACCGTTTGAACGACTACGAAATCTGCCATATCAAGCGTCTCCATCAGGGGATCTAAAGTGGAGCGGCAACTCTTTCAGCAGCGCATCCCGCGCCTGTGTAGCAACCTCTCGCATCTGCGGATGCGCCGCCGGTGATGTCCGAAGGTCGATAAAGTGCTGCCATTCCTGAATATTCGCAGTCATGATGACCTCCGTTTTCAAGCTATTCGGTAGCACTGCGCGCGCTTCCTGCGGCGAACAACCGCAATCCAGCAGATCGAAATATGCTGTTTCTGCCGATTCACAGCCGTGTTCCCAGATGCGATAGCCCGGTGTACATTCATCAAGATACAGCGGCTTGATGACGCTGATCTCCCCGCCAAACCGGCCTTTGCTGTAATTGCAATACCGCGTGGACTCCTGACAGAATGACGCGACACGATGCCGGACGATCTCATGTGATACGCCTCTGTCGCAAACAAACAGCAGCGTTTTGTCGAGGTGAACCGTCTGATCCTTGACCGGGAGCGAGTTCGGACAAACCACGAGCGCAACGCCATCTTTGTGCGGCGGCTGTGCTGTAAAATAAGTCGAATGCAATGTAAGACCCGCGAATTCAGGGAAAATGACGGGATTGTCTAAGATAAATTGCGCAAAGCAACTGGGGCAGCAAATATTCTCTGCCTGAAGCATGAGAAAATAGTCGCGCCATGCACGAACATTCCCTGATACAATCTTTCGGCTTCCGTTGGATGTCAAACGGAGAAAGACATTGCGCCCGCTCATTCGCAGCAGTTCAATCGTATCTTCGACGAGGATATGCGCGGGGGATGTAAGGATGAAGCAGAAAGAGGCGTGTTCCAATACGGCCTCATGACCGCGTTTGATGATACGGGATACAAAGTCGGCAGCGGTGTCATTCGCTATGAGGCTTTCAGATTTGTAACATACGCGCCCGCAGCGTTCAATGTGGCGTATCACAATTTCAGTGGGGGCCAGTGCCCTTTCGTCCGGCCTGACCGGTGGATGAATGATCTCAACGCTCGGATTTACAATTTTCATTTTGCGTCTCCTTCGGTATATGGATCAGGCAGGCTCCAGTCCCAGTAGTCTGTACCTTGCCATTCAATGGTAAAATAGTTTCGCTTTCCGTCGCCGATGAAGTATTCATACTCTGGAGGCAATGTCCGGCCAACATCTTCACAACCGGCGTGTTCGCGTTCCCAGCGTGAAACGACATCCAGCGCCAGCCAGTACATATCCTTCGGAATGTCATCGTCCCACGTTATGCACCAGAATTGATTCGGCTGTAAGATGACCTCTTCGATGCTCTGACCGCGCCGGTCAACACGATTCAGGATGCACCACCCAACAGCGGCCTGCTCCGCGATAGCAGCTTCGCCGTCAGCATTTTTAACGCCTACGGCTTCGCCCCACATCGTCCGGGCAATCAATTCCACATCGCTTACTGACGCGAGAACAGGAACTGTGGTCGGCTCGGTGTCCGCCTGTGTAGCATTTTTCTCATTCAGATCCTCAAACGGCGGGCTTGTCCGCACTTGCTCCCGTTCTATGCTCACCGACGGCAAAGGATCCATCGCAGCTGCTTGAACAGGTTCTTCGCTGTCAGAATGGGCAGCAATCCACACCGCATAGACGCCGCAAATCAGGATTGCAAACATCAGAAAAAGTGCAAATAGGCGACCAAAAAACCAGCGCATATATTTCTTTTTGTTACGAATCTTCCTCATTTTGCGCATATCCTCAATCCTTCTTGAAGAACTGACCGACCCAACCATCTGCACCGAGGGGCAGGCCAGCGGCCCACGGAATGGGGGCAGTCATCAGTTCTTCAACACGTTTCAGCATCGTTTCGTCATCGGCAAAAGGACGAATATCAATGACCACTTCATCATGGATATGGAATACAATAGGGAATCCTGCGGCCTCCAGCCGCTCAATCGCTTCGGCCAAGCAATCGCGCGCGATGGCCTGAACGACATTCTCGGTCAGCTTTCCGCCATAGGTTTCGATCTTCTTCCATTTCTTCGTGGCCTGGTCAATGCCCATGTATTCAATGGACGGCGCGCCGCAACGGTTTTGTCCGAGTGATGGGTTTACATAAAACAACTTTCGACCGGAGGGGAGAGCAATCGACATACAGAACGTTCCCTGCGTGTAGTCGAATTCCCGTGCGAGAGTCAGACCGTGTACGCGGACAGATCCTCCGTATGAGATGACTTGAATCGCTGCGGCATTCATTTCGTCCCAGAGTTCACGGATATGGCTGTTCGATTCACGCCAGCGGTCTACAATATCCTGAACTTCTGCGTCAGAGAGATCGTCGAGGTTATGCCCGACATCCATGCGCCGCATAGCGCTGACACCGCCCTGATAGCCCAGGGCCAGTTCTGCAACTTTCCCGCGAGCGCGATATGAGTATTCGGGATTGCCTTTTTTGATCCGCTCAATCGGGATGTGGAACATCTGAGAGGCAGACGCCTCATAGATTTTGCCGTGAGAGCGAAAAACCTCAAGCCGCCATTCTTCGCCAGCCAGCCATGAAATCACGCGCGCCTCAATCGCGGAGAAGTCTGCGTCGATCAGGACGTTTCCCGGCGTGGCAATGAATGCAGTACGAATCAGCTGAGAAAGCGTGTCGGGGACATTCCCATAGATCACGCGCAGTCCATCCACGTTTTCATCCTTTACAAGCCGCCGCGCCAACGGGATCGGATCTGTGTAGGTTCTCGGAAGGTTCTGCACCTGCACCAGACGACCTGCCCATCTGCCGGTGCGGTTTGCACCATAGAACTGAAGCAGTCCCCGGATTCTGCCATCCGGCCCGACGCAGTTTTCCATCGCGTCATATTTTTTTGTCGATGTTTTCCCAAGTTCCTGACGAATCTCCAGCATCCGACGGACATCGGAATCATGGCCGTCCTGAGCAAGCAGTGTTGCAACCGTTTCCTTGCGCAGATCTGTGATCTTTTGTTCGTCGTCCATGGCCGCATTCAGCCAAGCCGCCAGCTGCGAAACGCTGTTCGGATTGTCAAGCTGCGAAATGGCGGCGGCTTCGGCCATCAGGTCGGACTTGACACGCTCGCCAATATCCAATGCACCGCGGCACAAATCCATATCAACCATGACGCCGCGGGCGTTGATCGTCAGATCCGTTTCCCATTGTTTCTGGACGAAATCAGGAACGGGATACATGGCAAGCCGCCGCTCAATTTCCATTTCTGTTACAACGTCCTGACGGTTATACTCTTTGAAAAGCGACCACTTCTCAGGATCGTGCCACGGCATATTTCGTGTGCGATTTCCATTGGCCTTTGTGGCCTTGCAGGGGATGCAGAAATAACGGATAAGAGCCTTGCCGGTACTAAGCTTCTGCTTGTCCTCTGGAAGCCCCAGCGCCTTTCCAGTGGCGTCCAAACCGGCGGTATAGCCTGCATACAGGCCATGAAACATCGTGCAGCGCCATTGCGACGGGATCATCTGGCCGTAGACTTTTGACAGACAGGCCCATTCAAATGGCGCATTGTACGCATGCTTGATGCAGCAGGGATCGTGCAGCGCCATCACCAGCCAATCGGGGACGTGCTCACCGTTTGCAACGTCAACAACCTCGACCGGCGCGCCATCAAGTGAGTACGCGAAAAGCAAAATCTCAAAATCGTCAGATGCGATGTAACGAAACACGCCAGCCTTTGCAATGGGAATGCTGCTGTACGTTTCCAGATCGATTGACAGATGGTGTTGCGTCACAGTTAAAACCTCCTATTTGTGTGGGCGGGAGAGTATTACGCTCTCCCGCCGTATCGAGCATTACATCGGCAGACCGGTCAGCGGATTGATCTGTACCCCGGCGGGTGCTGCGGGAGCAGCCGGAGCGGCGGGATACGCAGCCTGCGGTACTGCATATCCGGGATACGCCGGAGCCGCGTTCGGCACTGCACCGTAGGCAGGAGCCGTAGGAGCGGCATTCGGCATCACGCTCTGACCGACACCCGCAAAGTCACTCGCCGCGCTTGCGCCGCCGGACAGCGGCTCGCCGTCACGGGTTTTCATGACATTGCCAAGGCCGCAGCCAATGCCGCGATTGCCGGAATTGTCATAGCCGAAGAAGCGGATCGTAACACGGGCGTACATACCGCTGTAAATGTCCTGCGGCGCAAGTTCTGTGTTGATGTTGTCCATGCCGACAACCTGCGGCTTGTTATTCTCGCTGGAAGCGGTCATGACCCAATGGCCCTTGCACTCATCGCCAAACGGCATACCGTTCTGACGAACGCCGTCGCCGTCCCACAGCGGAAGCTTAACAACCGGCGGGCGAACGCCGCGCCATTTCTTATTGACAGCCTCAGCGATAGCGGCCTGCATGGCAGCCTCGATGTCAGCTTTTGTAGCCGTATCGGTTTTCGGAATCAGAAGCGTTGCGGAGTATTTCGGCTTCGCATTGGGCTGTGACGGATTTGCGTAAGGGGTTACAAGGTGGACATACGACAGGCGGACTTCGCCGGTCAGGACTTTCAGCGGATCGTTCTGATACATAATTTATTCTCCTTTATCGTTTGTGGTTTCATTGGTAGTTTCGGTTAAAGCGGGATGCACGGCCATGAAATCATTGAGTTCTGATTCCATCTGTTCAAGGCATTTCAGCAGCGCTCGACGGGTATTCGCATTCGCTTCTGCTATTCCTTTGCTTTCCATGCTTGTCATGGTGTATGCGCTTCTACATTCGTCGAGTTTGCGATGAAGCAATCGCATGCAGCGAATCACGCGCACCTCAACCTTATGACATTCAGGCAGATCATTATTGCCGAGGATGATATGTTCGCAGATTTCGGCCATTACGTCAGAGAAAGAGTTGGATCCCATTGCATTCTCCAATGCGTCAAGGGGGATTACCGTGGTCAGACATATAAAAACCTCCAGTTACAAATTTTTGTAGAGATCGTCGAAGGCATTCTGCGCCGTCGTGCGCAGAGCCTTACGATTTAGGCGATTGTCGGTCAGAAGAATCAGGACTTCACGCAGCGAATTGCAGGCGTCACGGCACATCTGCAAGTAGCCATCAGCACTGCGTTCTCGTTCTGCAGCGCATTCCTCGGTGGCGTCAATCATCTCAGCCAATTCAGCGGCATACCGATTGAAACATTCCGCCGCGTCGTCGCTGATTTTTTCACGAATTAGCCTTTCAAGGAATTGTCGCTTGTCGCCGATGATAACTTCTGTACTGCCGTCATTGAGATAGACCGTTTCAGCCATTGCCGACACCGCCAAAGTCGGCAGCAGCAGGGCTGTATGCGCTGCGCGGATCTGAAGATTCAACGAGTGTCGGAGCGCCCATAGGACGGGTAATAAACTGACCGGCAATCGCCTCAAAGTTCTTCTTGCCGACAAGCTTTTCCAGCGCGGCGAGAGTTTTCGGTTTGCGGTCATAAAGCATCACGTCGTCATATCCTGCGGCGCGAATTGCATTGAACGCGGCATCCGTGTCTGTAAAGGCCCGGACGCTCTTTCCAGCTACGACCTTCCAACCGGGGATCTCACGGCCCGCAAGGATTTCCTGCTGCGCATAATCCTTCAGATCGCTGTACCATTTCACAAGGTCGGCGGCGCGAACCAGAAGATCTGCAATCTCGACGTTGCTCAGGATCTGCGTCCCCGGCGGTGTAGCTCCGTCCCGCGCTGCGCTCTGGGGAACCGCATCTTTGAAATCCTCGAATGCGCAATTCTTCTTTGCCCGCGCTTTGCAGACGGCCTTGCCGCGGCAGAAACGACACCAATCACCCGGCTCAAACGTTGCGCCAATACCGGAATACGCGCGCTGTGCTTTGTCTCGAACGGCGTTGCCCCATGCCCGGAGTTCTTCAACCGTCATACGCTCTTCCGTCACGTCCTCAGAAATTCGGGGCTGAACAATCGCCATGACCACATTCTCAATCGTGTCGCCATAGACAGCGGAGAAGAACTTCAAAGCGCCCAACGCATAAAGCCGCATCTGACTGTTATTGACAGATGAAACGAAAACGCCTTTACCGTGTTTGTAGTCCGTGATTCGCAGTGTGTTGCCGCCGATGATCGCGCAGTCGCAAGTGCCGAAACCCTCCGGGACATAATCGGAGAAATCAACCTTGATCTCGAATGTAACGAATGGCTTCGCGGGGAATTCGTTGATCTTTTCTTCGAGATACTGCACATAAAACTGTGCCGTGGTCAGCATCTCCGGCTGAAAAAGAGGATTTGCTTTCATCTGCTGCATCTCTTTTTCAAATTCGGAGGGCCGCACTACCGTGAATCGCTTCCGGCCATACAACTCGCAAATGCTGTGCGCAAGATGACCCTCCTCGGCGTAGGTGCTGCTGCTTGGGGGAAATTGCTCCTCAAATCGCGGAGCCGCGGTGCAGTGCAGCCATCGCTCAGATGACGACGCAGAGCATACCGCGTGTTGCGTCGGTGCTGCCATGCCGCACCTCCGTCAGATATTCGCGCCCAGTGCGCGAAGTTCTGCGGCGAATGCGGGGTACTGATCCTGACGCAGCTGCGTGACAGCCTGAACGCCAAACTTCTGAAGCAGGCCCATAAGCTGCGGCATCAGGCCACGTTCCAGCAGATTTGCGCCAGCGTTTGCGATCATTTCCGGTGTAAACGCAGGAGCAGCAGGAGCGGGCTGCGGCGTCTGGACAGGCGCTGCGGGCTGAACAGGAGCGGGGGCAGGGATTGTCACCGGCGCGGGCTGCGGGGCCGTAGCGGACGCGACAGCGGCCTGTGCAGGGTAGGGGATAACCGGGGTCGGGGCTGCCTGCTGCGGCAGCTGCGCAGGTGCTGCGGATGCAGCAGATGCGTCCGAATTGTTCTGCACGGGAGCAGGCTGCTCGACGGGCTGAACAGCTGCGGGAGCAGCGGGCGTTTCAGCGTTTTTCTTTGTGCGGGTGCGCGTTGCGGGCTTTTCTGCGGCAGCCGTGAGCGGACGATTTGCGATTGCGTCGGCAAGTGCGGTGATAGCGTTTGCCAGTTCCGGGGCTTCGATGGTGAGTTTAAATTCAGTCATAATAACCTCCAAAATTACGATGTTAGAGCAGGCTTGTGGACGGCCCGTTCTGCTTTCCATTCTTCAAAACGCTTTTGATTTGTCGGGTCATCGTAAAACTGCCGTACTGCTGCGAGCGTGTCAGCGAACAGATTACGTTTCTCGGCATCTGACATCAGCGATAAGTCAAAACCGCAAGTACGCGGTGCGGTCATCAGGAGCCGTATGCCGCTTCTTCAGCGTCAATCCGCGCGCGTTCAGCAGCCTCAAGACGATCAAGTGCAGAAAGGATGATCGTTTTCGAGCATTTGGATTCTTTCTTTCCAGATAGCACCAAGGACAGATAGGCTTCGGAGTATCCGCATTCCTCCGCCAGTCGCCGCGCCGTGATGCGCGCCGTGTGCATTCGCGCCTTAACCTCTGCTGTCCAGTCAACAGTCCAGTCAAGACCCATACTTTTCACCTCCTCAAAAAGATAAAAATTTTTATCGTAGGTAGTTGAAAATCTTTAACTAATTGGGTATAATGATCCCATCCATGAAATTCATTACCTGGATATTCGGAAGTGCCAATTCCTTTTATCCTGCCCTCGCTAGTCAAATATTTTTAACTGCTACATGCGTATTATAGTCAAGTAAATTTAGCTTGTCAATACCTGAGATAAAAATATTTGACCAACGAAGCAAAAAAATTTACCGGAGGTCAGTATGAGTTTTTATGACAGGTATGCCGCCATCTGTAGAGAACGAGGGCTAGACCCGTGTTCCCAACGCGCCGCGAAGTTGTTCGGCACAAACCGCGCGACAATCTCCATCTGGGGAACAAAGGGTACAACGCCGAAGGGAGATACCGTTGCAATCATCGCATCGGCATTGAATGTCTCTGCCGACTATCTGCTTGGCAGAACAGATGATCCTACCGACTGGAGCAACGCCAAGAATCACAAGGGCAGTGTCAGCAGCGGTGTTGTAATGGACACTGTTGAGGACAAGGTATCCACGCTATTCTCACAGCTGGATGACATCGATCAGCAAAAAGCCATGGCATACATAGAAGGGTTACTGTCGGCGGATAAATATGGAGCAACAAAAAAGCGTCGCGCACGATAGGTCGGCGTGATAACCTGCTCATCGTGTTCTGGGATGGGTGGGGAACAAACAAAAAATAGGCGCGCCCGCTGTGTAACGTGGCGCGCCTGACGAAAGGAGCTGTCAAAGCTGAATATCAAGATCGATTATAACGGCATTGACAAGTCCGGAAAAATCGCCGTTGTCTATGCCAGATATTCTTCCCACAGCCAAGGCGAACAGTCCATCGAAGGACAGCTTGCCGCTGCGAAAGCATATGCCGATGCACGGGGATATACAATCGTTCATGAGTATATCGACCGCGCCATGACCGGCAGGAACGACAACCGCGATGAATTTCAGCAAATGCTTTCTGACTGTGCAAAGAAGCAGTTCCAAGTGGTCATTGTTTGGAAGGTTGACCGAATCGGACGCAACCGTGAGGAGATCACGTTCAACAAATACCGCATGAAGAAGCACGGCGTCAGGGTTGAGTATGTCGCTGAAAACATTCCTGACTCACCGGAAGCCGTCATTCTGGAATCCGTGCTGGAAGGAATGGCGGAGTATTATAGCTTGCAGCTCTCACAGAACATCCGCCGTGGCTACCGCGAGAACGCGAAGAAATGTAAATACGCCGGAGGGCGCGTACCGCTTGGATATAAGCTGGCCGAAGATAAGAGTTTTGAAATTGACCCAGCTACTGCACCTGTCGTAAAAGACATTTTCAACCGATACGCTGCGGGCCAGACGATTACGGAAATCATCACAGACCTGAATGCACAGGGATTGCGGACAGCGACCGGCAGCGAGTTCACGAAGAACAGCTTGCGGGCGCTGCTGAAAAACGAAAAGTACATCGGCATATTCGATTTCAAAAACGGTGAGATTCGCATAGAGGACGGTGTGCCAGCCATCACGGATAAATCTACGTTTGATAAAGTTCAGAAGCTGCTTGTGACCAACCAGCGCGCGCCTGCGCATAAATGGAGCAAAGCAGAGTATCTTTTGACGGATAAACTCTTCTGCGGCTCCTGCGGCGGTCTGATGGTCGGAGAATCTGGCACATCAAAGACCGGAGCAAAGTACAGCTATTACCTCTGCACAAATCACAAACGAAAGCGCGGCTGCGCACAAAAAGCGATTCGTGCAGATTGGCTGGAGAAGTATGTACTGGATATGGCAAAGTCCATCATTCTGGACGATAAGACGATAGAGTTCATCGCAGATGGAACATGGGAATATTATCAGCAGCATGAACGTCGGCGGGAAAAAGTCGAGGCGTTGAAAGGGCAGCTTGCGGAAGTTGACAAAGCCCTCACGAATATCATGCGCGCGATTGAATCGGGCCTGCCGTTTACGGAAACCACAAAGGCCCGAGTCGAGGAACTGGACGGACAAAAAACAGCCCTCACATCTGCGATAGCAGAAGCGGAGCTGGCATACGACAGCGGGCTGACACGGGATCACATTCTCTTCTTCCTGAAGCAATTTCAAGAATTCGATTATTCCCAGCCGCAATATCAAAAACGGCTTATTGACACGTTTATCAATTCAATCTATGTCTACCCGGATGAAATGACCTTTAATTTCAACTTCGGGAACGAATCAAAGACAATCAAATTTGAGGAGATGGAGGCCGCAAAGGGCGGAGAAGTGTTCGTCCGCTGCGCGCCATGCTCCAGCTTGCTCCGGATCATGCGTATCCGCTGTGCAGTGTCGGAAACTGATTCGGCATCCTTGAATGCGGGCTCAAGATTCAAGAAATGGTACGCGACAGTGGCAAGCTTTTCTGTCTTGTCGGACGCAGTGCTTTTTCCATACTCAAACATGAGACACTTAACCTTGACGGGAAGCTCTGCATGCAGGACACGTCTGTCAGACGGCTCGACATAAAGGTGGCCGCTTGCAAGCTCGATAAGCAGCGAATGGGCATCGTACGGCGGCAGTTCTGTGAAAGAGGGAAGCGGTTTGCCGCAGTTTTTGGAGAAGTCTTCTGCAGGCTCCGGTTCAAAACGGTCTACCTGGCACAAGACTGCTTCGACCCAATCATTTTGATAGACTGCGGCAACACCCTGCTTGAGCTTGGAAAGCTCATCGATCTGATCGTCATTCAGTCCGATGGCTTTGCCGACCAGCTGGCGGTCAGCATAGTCCGGCAGGCGCAAAATGATTTTCGTGTTGGTGTTCCGGATCACAGCTTCATCAAGAAGTCCAGGCGCTTGATCGGCGATGATAAAGCCTTCTCCATAGGTGCGCATCTCGGCAATCGCGTTTGCCAGCATTTCAACAGACTTTCCGGCCAGATCAGCGCCGACAGCGCTCTGCACGGCTGACGTTCGTTTTAACAGATTGTGCGCTTCTTCCAGAACCGTGGCATGCCGGAGCGTTTTGTTCATACCGCCCTGTGACATCCGGTATTCCTGCAGCTTCATGACAAGCAGGCCCATAATGAGCGCTTTTGTCTCCGTAGAACCCACGCGGCTGAGATCAACAATGACATTCCTGTCGAACAGGTCTGCGCTGTCCAGCTCATCGGCAGAGAAGATCATTCCGTTGATGCCGTTGGTCAGCGAACGCAGACGTGTACAAAGAGAGCCCTTGTAATCTCCCTTGCTGTCTGCAGAATACTGCGACTCATCCATGACCGCATCGATCTGCTGCAGCACGTCTATAAAGGTCGGGAAAAGACGCGCGCTGTAGCGATTGCGGGATCTGCGCAGATCCCATCCGGCATCCACATAAGCCCGTTCGATGGCGTCCTTCAAAACTGCCGGCATAGCGGCATACATCGGCCAGCATACGTTGAAGATTTCTACCAGACGGTCCATATGCTCATACACATGGACGTTCTCAGGGAAGCTGAAGGGATTCAGGCGCAGCAGCGCTGCTTCCTTGAGATTTGGATTGGTTCCGTAGACTGTGACATCGCTGCGGCTTCCGAAAACGGCTCTGTATTCGCCCTTGGCCGGTTCAACAACGAGGAATTTCCTGCCCTGTGCGCCGAGTTCATGCAGGAGCTGATAGATGGTGTTGCTCTTGCCGGAGCCGGTTGAACCGGTGATGAATGTGTGCATGGCAAGCCGGTCGGCATTCAGGTCTACCGGGATGGTTTCTTCCTGCTTCTGCATGTGATAGATGCAGCCCAGGTGAATATCGCCATGATACTGCTTGTCCTTGGACATGACATTGCGCCCGAATGCCGCGCAGCGGATCACAGGAAGGCCCGGTACAGATTTCTGCGGGAAATTCAACGCCCGCGCGAGCTCCTTCCCGGAAACAATTGTCGTCAAATCAGTTACGGTTGGGTAGATCAGCTTTTCTTCTGCAACATCCTGCTTCAGGCAGAATACCGGATGCTGCAAATTGGAAAGGCAGCGGCGAATGTAAAGAGAAGTTTCCTTTTCCTCGTGGCCCCAGCTGTTAATGCTGACTTGCTCCAGATAGGAGCCCTCGCCCTGTGTCAGAGATGCGTACATATGCGCGACGTTGTCTGCCATTACCTCGTTTGCTGAGAAAACATACGCCGCGAAACGCCATGTACCAAGCGCACGGCACTGTTCGATCCGCTTGATCTGTGTTTCCAGCATGCTCAGCATGTGCCTGACCTCATAGTTTGTATAGGTCATAGTTCTGCCGTTACTCGTTCCGGCTGTCTCGGAAGCGCCCTGATATCTTCCGAGTGTGACACTTGCAACGAGCGAAAGTCCGCCGCTGATATTGACGCCCTGCATGGCGGTGGAAGAGTCCGAAATGCTCTGTTGGCACTGCACTGACGCGAAGGGGCTGATGGCCGTATAGCGGTCATAGAGTGACTGAAGCTCCGCTTCGCAGTCGTACATTGGCGTGCCAAGAAGCACCAGCGTATATTCCTCGCTCGGCTTGGAGGGCACGAAGCCATCTAACAGCTTTTCGATGCCCTGACTGATGAACTTTTCTGATTTCTCCGTTGCTGTATTCGTCACAACGGAAACATAGACCGGGTCTTCCTTTGGCTCCAGTTCGGAATTTTCCGCATTTTCCTGTGAATCAACTTCAAAATCCTGCAGGATACCTGCTGAGGCCTGTGTGTATTCCGAGCCGGGGAAATTGCCGCGCAGCGCACTGCGGAGCCGGTCGTTCAGGCCCTGAACAACGGTTACGGCACCTTCCTCCGAGTGATTTGCAATAGCCAATGTTACCTGGCATTTTTCTATGTGTCTGCGATAAATCAGTGCTGCTGCGCATTGCTCATTACAAAGTGACTGATAGACATTGCTCAGCTTTTCAATGCTGTTTTCCTGCGGTTCGGACACCCATTTCGTAATGTCAAACCACGTTATGCGGTTATTTGCTTCCGTACTCAGCGCTTCTTCGTCCTGCGCCCGTGAATCTTCCTTCGGCGGTTCGTAGCAGCTATTTACATGGGGCAGATAGGAGTGGAAGACGCTGCACCGGGTCGCCAGCAAATTTCGTTCCAGCGCGACCAAGTCCTTGTTTTCGGTCACATGCTCCGCAGATAAATATTTCTCTTTTTCACCTTTGATTGCATTCAATTGTTCCTGCGCCGCATTGCCGTTGATAAAATCCCAAGTGTTTTTAGCGGATGCTATGGCTCTGGCAGCGATTTGCTTCAGCGTTTCCATGGTTATTTTCTCACCAGCTTCCAAATCAGCGCAAATACTGCGGCGCATAGAGCCAGCAGCAGTGCCGCATATGCGACCACGCGCCTCAGCCGTTTTGCCCGGTACACATCTTCACTGACCTCTGCCATGTACTCCAGAAATTCCCGCGAGGCTGCGCCGCTGTAAAACAGCGTTTCCAACTCCTTGAGATACGCCAGATTCCATGGCTTTTCCTTTCGTGCAACGGGATACACCATGTAGGTTTCTTCGGGGTACGCGCGTTCCAACGTATCGAGTTTGTTTTTGACATCCTTGCGGGTATATGTGCCGTTTGCGATTTCGGCAGCAATTCCGCACAGCTCATTTGTAAATTGGCTCATTTCATACCTCCTGCTTTCTCATCAATGCTTCTACTTCGGCTTTTTTCTGATTCAAGTCTCTCTGTTTCGCGCGCAGCTGATCGATCGTACGTTGGACCTTGTCAAGCTGTTGTGCCAATGCCGCAAGCTCGGGATTCCATTTTTCAAGGTTCCTTGGATTTTCCAGACGCGTTTTCAAGGCGGCACAGCATTGTTCGTACGTCCCGCCATAACTGCGCTGTGCTTCTTCGGCAGCCTCGAGGCGAGTTATTGACGACCAGTCGATCACCGCCTCCACGCATTTTTTCTCGCTTGCTGTTTCCCAATCCCACATTAAGAACTTATGCCCTTTGATGAGTCCGAGCTTTCGAATACTGAATTGAACCGACGGCGGAGTCAGCGGCATCTGCTTAACCACGGTCTGTAAGGACTGCTTTTCGTCCATGGTGGTTGCCGCATCTGCATCAATTGCCTGAAGCAAAGCGGCGCGCAGTTTTTCGTATTCTATGCCGTAAAGATTTTCTAGTTCCTTGGTGCATTTTTCCGTGTATCCTTTGGAAAGTCTTTCGGTGCCAACCTGAATCTGGCAGTCCAGTCCTGTTTTATATTTCTCTTTCCGGGAATTCCGGCAGCACGTCAAAACGATCTCCTTTGCCCGGTTGGTGAAATTCAGATTTTCGTCAGCCATCATGCGGTTGAAATCGTTTGTGATTGGATGCCCAATTTCTTCCAAAGAGAATGCGTTGAAGCAAGCATCAATTTCCTTTAACAGGGATCCATACCTGCTTTGATAGGCATCATGTATCTGGTTCCGCGTATCTTCCATCTCTGCCTGCTGCTTCTTCAGTTCGTCGTTTGTCAGCTGGATCGCATCCGTTAGATACTCGGTTGCCTTGCGGCACTTGTGATAGCTGGCATATCGCCGTGCAAACCGTGTTATGGCTGCTTCTACGGCAGGAAGACCGCTGTTTTGCAGCGCCAACTCGTCCGGATTTTTCTCTGCTGCCTGCACAGCAGCAAGTGCCGCGTCCATCTGGGCTTTCGGCAGCAAATCAAACTGCGGCAGCGAATGATAGAGACGACGATTGTTCGGGTTGCGGAATTTTTGTTCTTTCTCAGAAAAATTTTGATAGTATTCATCCGAACAAAGCTCTACTGGCTTCAACTTATATCCGAGTGCAACGACAGAAGCTGCAAAAAGCACTTGCCGGTGCTGCCATTTGAGCAGTTCCGGAAGTTCGGAAATTTTGCTTGTTCTCCATTTCTCGGATGTTCTTTTCAGTTCAGTCGGCACGTCACCATCCGCCTTATTGATAATCAGCAGCGTGTTTCTTTTATCGAGCGATGTACCGGCTTTTTCTACAATGCTTATCGCTGTATCGATGACATCCGGCTTGCCGATTGAGTCCATATTGGCAATAAAAACAGGTAGGCCGTTGCTGCGCTTGAGAAGCTCCCCCTTCAAAATTTCCTCATGCTCCGGATTATCCATGGTCTTCGCGCCCGGCGTATCATAAAAGACAAACCGGATATCGTCCGGAAGGCTGGATTTTCGGAACGGTGTTTCCAGCGTGATCATCGGAACGGTCTCAAATGGAAGGGCATTCACCACCTCCAGAATCTGATATACCTGCTGCTCCTCCGGCAGATTGCCATCTATTCTGTTTAACTGCTCCAGAAGCACATCAAGCTCTGGTGTGTGCACAGTATTTTCTGCCGGGCGGCCGGTGTCCATTGGTAATTTGATCTCTGTGCCGGAATAAGTAAAACGAATACAGGTAGTGTCTGCGCGAACGATTTTCGTAATTTTGGCAGTTGTCTCTCTTTCGTGGCTGGGAAGAAGCTCCCGACCGATAATAGCATTCAAAAACGCGGACTTACCGGCACTGTATACCCCGATTACACAGACAGGGATCTCATTGCTGACTGCATCGGTATAAGATTCCAGCTTTCTGCAAACGTCCCGATAGACGTCCTCGTTTTGCTTTTCTGTCAGCGTATCTACGATCCCTTGGAAAATAGCATTGATCTCGCTTTTCACAGTATCTGCCGCACGATAATAGGAGGTTTCGTCCCGCAGCAGCGTCATGTTCCACGTTGTATCCGGGTTTCTTTCATAAAACCGGACAAGCGCGTCCTTGAAATCCTGAAAATCGTCCTCCGTCCCGCAGAAAACCAGCTCCTTTGCCAGCCGCTTCTCCTGCAGTTCCGGAATCGCGTATTTCAGAATTTCGTCCAACATGCCGTCGTGATACTTGAGATTATCCGGATTACCAAGATCGGATTTTGGAATCTTAGCAAATTTCCGATTGGAAGAGTCACGGATTTGGTAGCTTGCTTTTTGCTGATACGGGTCATACTCAATTCGCACTTGGTTTGCCATGCTGATTCCTCTCTTTCTCGTGTATTTCCTGAATATAGTCTCCCTGACTTCTCATCCACATTTCGATCCCCTTGCCGAAGACCTCCGCAGAGATTGTCCAGCCGGAATCGTCCTGCGAGAGGATTTCGGCGGTCGGGAGCCGGTCGAGCACTGCTTCGATCGACGGGCCGGTGTATTTGAACCGGATCTTCTGCAGCTTGCCGCCGTACATGAACTGTACGCGCCTGCGGAATTCGCCCTCCTGAAAACGTTTGGCGTAGGCGGGCGTGAAGTGCTCGCCGGTCGCGCGGAAGGCGCGGATGCGGTCGATGCGGTAGATCGTCGGATAGGGGTCCTCTGGATTTTCAAAGCTTTGCTTCCGGTCGACGCCGCGCAGATACGCGGCCAGATAGAAATAATACTCCGAAAACAGGATGCCGACCGGCTCGACCGTCCGGCGTACCGTCTCGGCTCCCTTGAGCCGCTGATAGTCCAGTTCCAGCACATGACGCTGCTGCACGGCCTGCCCCAGCTCCCACAAGCCGCGCAGGATGGGCTGCCCATGGTGCGGCTCGATATAATGGAGCTTTTCATTGCCGATCATCTGCTGCACGGCGCGTTTGTTCTCCTCCGGTACGCAGCAGTCGACCAGCTTGTCCAAAATCGGCAGCATTTCATCCCGCCGCATGGAGCGGCTTTCAAGCAGGATCTTGCACACGGCCAGAATCTCGCTGTTGCTCAGGCCCATCGGCTTTGCGTGCGTCAGCCGGTAGCCGCCCGCCGCGCGGTCATAGACCACGTCCTGCGGCAGCATTTCGTTGGAGAGGAACGAGCGCAGCGATTCCAGATCGCGCTGGATGCTGCGCGCCGTAACGCCGAATTCCTGCGCCAGAAGCGCCTTTTTCAGTACCCGCCCATTCAGGAGTCTGGCATAGATCGAAAGCAGCCGTGCAGATTTAAGTTCGCTGAATTCTTCCATCCCGAGTCCTTTCTATGCGCTTAAAAGCACAATTTACTATCTGATAAATAGTATATTATATCTTGCAAATCATGTCAATCCTTGTCGCTGTTGGGTAACATAGTATCGAGGTGAAACCCATGCGGCAGGAGTTTGAACAGGAATACTTACAGCTTGGTCTGAAAATTGCATACTACCGGAAACTGCGCGGTCTGACGCAGGAGGAGCTGGCCGAGCGCATCGACCGCTCCCCGGCCTTCGTCGGCCATGTGGAGGCGCCGAATATCAAAAAAGCCGTCTCGCTCGACACCCTGTTTGCCATCGCGCAGGCACTGGATGTTCCGGCATACCGCTTCCTGATTTTTGATGATTCTGGATTGTAAGACCAATATAGCAAAGCACATAGACAGTCTGTGTCTATGTGCGACATTTTTATGTGATTTTACCATAAAATTTCCACAATATGGGGTTCCCTGGCTAAGCCGATGATAGTGCTTCTCACAAAAGGAAATTTAAGCCCGCTCCGCCTGATTGGGTGTTTCAATCGGAGCGGGCATATCTCTTAGATTACGAACACGATTGTGTTATTTTTGAAAGTGCAATCACATATTCCTTTACTGCTTCTTTCGGCACACGCCACGTTCTGCCGTTTTTATAGGCCTTTAATTTTCCTTCGTTCAGCAACTTATAAATCGCATTCTCACCGATCCTGAGGGCGTCTGCGGCTTCCTCCGGTGAGAGGATATCCGGGTAATCTTCAAACATTACACGGCCTCCTTTGCTGCTTCCTGCAGCCGTCGGATGGTGCAGGCTTCCGGGTCTGCCGTGCATTCTTTGCACAGGCAGCCGCTTGGAAGCGCGGGGCGTACCCTGTGCCGGCGGCGTTTATGCTCAAACAGGCCCATTTGCTCTATCTGTTGACAGATGGCAGGCTCTCCGCGCCGGAGCTCCAGCGCAATTTCGCTGATACCAAAACCCATGTCGAACAGGCATTTCAACCGCGCACGGTCTTCATCGCTCCAGTAATCTCCTTCGTGGGCGGGCGGCTCCAAGCCGACCCGCTGCTTGATCAAATCTTGTCTATCATAATCGTTCATGATAAAAACTCCTTCTTTGTTTTTTACCATGATGTTCCCTTATTTCTCCGAAAAACTGCGTAAAAATCGCTGATTTCAACCACATATTATCGCTGTGAAGCCGCCGGATGCAGATGCGTCCGGCGGTTATCTTTTATCTGGAGGAAAACGACTATGCGAGACTACCATGGATGCAGCATCTGCGGACGGAAATTCCCAGAAGATGCGCTGACGCTGTTTGCAGGAGATTATTTCTGCGAACACTGCCTTAACGAAGAAACGATTGTCTGCGCCGACTGCGGAACCCGGCTCTGGAATGATTCCAATGCCGGGTCTGACGATCACCCGCTCTGCCAAAGGTGCTATGACAGCTCCTACACGACCTGTGAGCGCTGCGGGCGGCTGCTTCTGTATGATGATGCCTGTTATCTGAACAACGGCGACGAAGATTATCCGTATTGTGAGAGCTGCTACCAGCAGCTTCGGCGGGGCGGTATCCACAGCTATGATTACAAGCCTTTGCCGATTTTCTACGGCGTGGGGCCGCGCTATTTCGGCGTAGAGCTGGAAATCGACGGAGCTGGGGAATACGACAGCAACGCGGACAAAATTCTTGCCATCGGCAATCACGGCGAGCCGCGCGTGTACTGCAAGCATGATGGCAGTCTGGACGAGGGCTTCGAGATCGTCAGCCACCCGGCCACGCTGGACAGCCATATGCACAGCTTCCCGTGGGAGCAGATGATGGATGCGGCAGTTGCGATGGGCTATCGTTCCCATCAGGCCACCACCTGCGGTCTGCACGTCCATATCAGCCGGGACGCCTTTGGCCGAACCGAGCAGGCACAGGAGGCCGCGATTGCCCGCCTGCTGTTCTTCGTGGAAAAGCATTGGAACGAGCTGCTGAAATTCAGCCGCCGGACAAACCGCCAGTTGGAGCGCTGGGCGGCGAGATACGGCTACAAGGACACGCCGAAGGAAATGATGGATCACGCCAAGAACTATCACTATGGGCGATATACCTGCGTGAACCTGACGAATACGGAAACCGTGGAAATCCGGATTTTCCGCGGAACGCTCAAATACAATACATTTATCGCGACCTTGCAGTTGGTGAACCGCCTCTGTGATGTCGCGATTTATCTTACGGATTCGGAGCTTCATGCCATGTCATGGTCGGATTTCACGGCGGG